GATGACGACGACGAAGATGACGACGACGAAGATGACGACGACGAAGATGACGACGACGAAGATGACGACGACGAAGATGACGACGACGAAGATGACGACGACGAAGATGACGACGAAGATGACGACGAAGATGAGGAAGAGGATGAGGATGACGACGAAGAGGAAGTAAAACCTCGTCGGAAGTCTCGTTCTCGTAAGTCCCGGAAGAAAGTCGATGAGGAAGACGATGACCTTCTCGATGAGGATGATGAAGATGAAAAGCCGAAAAGAAAACGCCGGAAAGTAAAGCCTAAGAAAAAGGCCAAATCCAAAAAGACCTCGGCTAAGAAATCGAAAAAGACCACCAAAAAGAAGACTTCTCGGAGGAAGAAATAACGGTGAGTAGGAAATTGAAGAAAAATAAGGGTGGGTCAATCCCCACCCTTATTAAGGATATCGCTTCGAGTTTTAGTTCTGATTCGATTGGTACATTCCATGGTAAGAATTCTATGGATATAGTTGAGGACTGGATACCTTCAAAGAATATAGCTCTCAACTATATTCTCGGAGACCCGAGATATGGGGCCTTCCCTCAAGGTAAGATTACTGAGATATTCGGCCCAAAGAGTTCTGCCAAATCATTAATTCTATATGATGCCGGTGCTCAGTGTCAGAAAATGGGTGGTATATTTATTTTGGTTGATTCAGAGTCATCTTTCCATAAGGGGTTTGGTAAGTATCTTGGTATAAACTACAAACGATTGATATATGCTTCCCTTAGAACTATTGAAGAGATATTTGACTTTATGATTGGTTCAATAGTAAAATTAAGAGCAGAGAAATTCGATGGTCCTATACTGATGGGTTGGGACTCAGTAGCAGCCTCTACGACATCTAGGGAGTTGGATATGGATTATGAAGGGGCCAAAGCGGAGATGGGTAATAGAGCTAATCTTATAAGTAAGGGGATGAGGGAATTTGGCGGTCTAATCTATCAGGAGAATGTTACCTCTATTATAGTGAATCAGATACGACATAAGATTGGGGTTATGTTTGGAAACCCGGAAACCCGTCCAGGTGGGAATGCAATCCCATTCCATGCTAGTATAGGCCTTCATGTTAAACAAACAAAGAAGTTGAAGAAAACAAAGAATAAGGTTAAGAGAATAATAGGCCATGAGGTTGAAGCATATTGCGAGAAGAATAGAGTTAGACCACCATTCGGTCGGGCTATTATTAGTATCTTTGCTGACCGTGTTAATAAGCGATACGGGCTCGATAAGTATTCTGGTTTACTTGACCTTTTACTAGGTGATGATATCATACAGTCCCTTGATAAGGATTTATATTGCCTAACTTCTGATGAATCAATTGAATTTACTAAGAAAGAAATGGGAGTAGTCTGGAAAGAACATATACTTCCAGCTATACCGGAGGACCTTTACAGTGTTAAATCTGAATAGGGAATTAGAGAATGTATGGTTCTTAGAAATCCTTTCGGTAGTTTTATTGATTGAGTTATAGAAAAATTAAAATGGAGAGAAATGAGTTATGGCCCGTAAGTTAAGATTATTCATAGATGGGAACAATATGGCGTTCCGTTCAGCAGCAGTTGTTCCTCTTACAAATAGAAATGGTGATAGTGTTTCTGTAATTTATGGCATGATTCAGTCTATTCGAGCAATGGTAAAAAAGTTCAATCCATTTAGCATACACGTTTGTTGGGATGGGGGAAGAGACCCAAGAAGGGTGAAACTATTACCTGACTATAAACGTCGAGATGGTAAGCCACGGACGGCAGCCCCCTCTCATACATCCAGACAGCAAATATATGACCAGATAAAGGACTCTCAAAAATTGATAAAGGCACTTGGAATACCTCAATATTTATCTTTTAATAATGAGGGTGATGATGTTATATATTATTTAGTAAAAAGATATTCTAGAAGTAATCGGATAATCATATCATCGGACCGTGATTTTCTTCCCCTTATATCAAAAACTGTATCTGTCTATAATCCCATATCCGATCGAGCATGGAATATAGATAATTTCAAGGACTTTGACGGTCTTGGCCTTGACCCTAATAAGTATATGGCCTTTAGGGTTCTGGTTGGTGATAAGAGTGATAATATAAAAGGGATAGATGGAGTTGGTAAGAAAACGGCTCTGGATATAATCAAGTTATATGGAATTGATGTGAAGAAATCTATTGAATATATTGGAAAACACCCAGAGAGATTTAACGCGCGGATGAGGAAGGCCATAGGGGAGCAGGCTACTGTTGATAGAAATTACAGACTTATGGACCTAAGGAGGTTGGCCATAAAAGGTATGATAAAGAATGAACTTAATCAATCCCCGAAATATAATGAATTACGGTTCCTTAGGAGGATAAGGAGTTCAGAGTTAGGGTTTGAAAGAATATATAATAATTCAGCTATTTGGTTGATGCCATTTAGGAAATTAATGTTGAATCGAAGGGTTGTTGCATAATGGATAAACTGCTAGGGACAAATGAAAATCGGTTCAAAAAACTACATACCCAAATAAAGTGGGAGTTTTTTGATAGTGATGAGTACTTCCCTGGAACTGCGTTTCTTCCTACTGATAGGCCTAGGAGACGTGGGGGCTGGCGAGGAATACTGAGAAGGCTAATCAGTATTCAACCTGCAACTATAGTTAAGGAGGTGGTTAGAGGTGAGGTAGGTCTTCTTTCCCCCTTCGACGTTTCATCATATATAATTAAAAAAGCAGTCAGAGTACTCTGCTGGTGGAACGATGGGTTCATAGGGGATGGCTTCTTCGGATGTATACTTAATATTCGTATAGCCATTCTCTATGGACTGTTTTTGTACTCTTTGTTATTAGGGGAGTTTATATGGATGGAGTGAAACACTATTTTAGGGTTGCAAAATTTGTAAGGGCTGTTAGGTATGAAGAACAGTCTGACTATGAATTTAAAAGTTTTTCTCCAAGGATTGTTTCCAGCCCTGTACTTGAACCAACCAAATCCAATCCATCGGGAAGATACCTCTGGGTATATACACTTGAAGGAAAAGTACTAGTGGCGGTTCCTGGAGATTGGGTTGTTAAGGATGATAGAGGTCAATTATATGTTTTGACCAATACAGAATTTATATCAGAGTATAGCGAGGTATTTAATGGATAAGGTGAAAATATATGTCGACTGTGCCAGAATACCAGCCAAAATTGGTAGTATAGATGCTCGCTGGAGCCATTTAATCGCTATCCCGGAGAATACCAAAGCACTCGTAAAATTTGGTGAAATGATAGGTCTAAAAAAGTCATGGTTACAGACAGGGACTATCGAACACTTCGATGTAACTGAGAATAAAAGAAAAGAGGCTATAAGGTCCGGAGCAATTCCGATAAACAGGAAAGAATACTATAAGCTACTTAAAAGGTATTTTAATCAAAGGAAAGAAGATGGTGATAAAAGTAACTAACTTAATGAGTGGACAACTTACAGTTATTAGAACCTTATATATTGATGCTGTTCACAACGGGAATCAGGGAACATACACAGTGGCCTCTTTTATAGAGGATGGAATAATATCAGAACCTGAATATATTTCTATTCATAGTATGGGATTCACCCGTGAAGATGATGATGGATTCATAAGGATAACTAAGGAAGGTATAACTTGGTGGAGGAAGAATAATGGAAGCTGAAAAAGCAATTGTGTTCGGAGAGGTCATTGGTAAAGAGTCAGGTTTTGAAAAGTTATTGGTATTCAAAGCTACTCCAGGTTTTATTGACTCCATAAAGGGGAAGACTTTCAAGATTTCAGAGGATATGGAGCCAATTGGTGAACCCGGTTCATTCTTTAGTTTCGAAGTTACTGAGGTTAAGTAGTGGCTGGGATTACTTCAACAAAAGAAGGAAGAAGAGAATATCACCGCCGGTACTATCAGAGGAATAAGGAGAAAGCCAAAGATTACCAGAGGAACTACAGTAAGAAAAAGAAAAATTCCACTACTCAAGGTCGGGGGGATAACAAAATAAGAAACACTGTTCCTTTCACTCGGGAGATAAAGAAGTCTTCTTACTCAGGGCATTCTCTTCAGCATCTTAGTGTTGAGGAGTTTGTTAAGGTAGTAAATGCGATATTGAATTTTGAGGTAGTTTATACGGGGGTGTGATGGGTAGAGCTACACTAAAGCAGGTTGAATATATTGATGACTTGGTAAACTCCAAAGATATGTCCGAATTAGACGATAATGAAAAAGAACAGATAGAAAAGTTCATGCGAGAGGAAGGAACAAAAGAAGAAGCTAGCGGTGTAATCCGTTTGCTGAACGATTGTCCATGGCGGAAACATGAAAATCTTTTGAATTTTTAGGAAGAATAATGGAGACTAAAAAATTTTACTGGAGACTGCTTATGCTGTTACAGAATTTAAGTAATAAATAAACGAAGGAGGAGATGGATGTTATTAAAGAATCAAACGAATAGTGATGAGGGGGCAACAATACTTGCTGACCTACTTATTGCTTTTATACTTACTGTGATTATTTCACTAACTCTTTATAGCTGTGAAGGAGATAATCCCATTGGACCGGAACAGCAGCTTAATAAGAAGGATATACAACCTGAGGCGGTCCAGATAAGTGACACCTTAAGGGTAAAAGATATTACAGGTGAAAGAGACAGAGAACCTTAAACTTTGCTAAAGGAAAAATAATTATGAAACAAAGAGGATAAAGTATGAAGATATTAATAACATTTCTATTGGTAGTATTGACCAGCTCAATCCAGGCTGATAATAAGTGGACTAAGACAAACACTATAATGGAGGTATCTTGGATTGGACTACATATAATTGATTGGAGACAAACACTCCAGATAGCTGAAAACCCAGACAGGTTCCACGAGCGTAATCCAATCCTAGGTAGACATCCATCTGTAAGGAGTGTTAATAGATTTATGGTGATTGGGTTAGTTACTCACATTTCAATATCTATTATCTTACCGGAAAAGGAGAGAAAGTTTTGGCAGGTGGTAAGTCTTACGGCAGTAGGTATAATTGCCACTAATAATTTTAAAGTGGGGTTGACTTTTTAGATGGATATAATGGTTAAGGGTGAAAATGGTCACGAGACATTTGAGAGGGTGTCTAAGGTAAGGGTTTCTAATAAAATGAATGTCGGGCTAATGGAACGAGTTACGATATGAGGTCAAAAAAGGAAAATCTTAAGAAGATAGCTCACTATGTTTGAGGTCGATAAGGAAACACTATAGAATAAATTTAAGGATGTAGCAGAATTAACACAAAAACTCCAATTGGAAATTAAGGTTGAAATAAGTAAGGACCGGTGGCATATTATACAACTGGTTAAAGCGACTGTTATTAAGGTGTTATCCCTACCCAGCGCAAATAAGCGACCATTTATTCAAAAGAAAATCTACTAAGATTGTATATAAGAAATAAAAGGTTTAGAAGAAGTGACGAACGGTAACGGTAACAATAAAGGCGCGGCTACTAAAGGGTTCCGCAAGTTAGACCCAAAGAAATTACAGAAGATGTTTTTGGTCTATCAAGAAAAGCGGAGTGTTAGTGACGTGGCCAAGAGATGTGGTGTTCACCGCAAAACAGTTAACCGCTATCGCGAAGAACTCAAGTGGGACATCCAAGTAGATAAGATAGATAAGAGAATTCAATCCAAGTTAAATAACAGAGCAGTCAACCGTCGAGTAAGGAACATCAAGATATTGGATAAGGCGATAGAGAATATCGAGGAGCAATTGGATGATGGTGAGAACATGGACATTGATAAGGTTGACCGCTTGGTACGCGCTCAGGATTTACTGATAGGTAGGGCTGGTGATATTGAAGAGGAAGATAAAGAGGTATCAGAGGAATTGAAAACAGCCCTTGCCATACTAACAAAGCTCGATGAGAAAACAATTCAATCAATAGGTAGTTATATCGTGGACTCGGCCGGAGCCCCAAAATTAGAGAAGGCCAAGTTCAGAAGCGAACAATAACTACATTTTAATATGCCAACTAAAGTAAAGAAAAAACGCAAGGCCAAAATGGATGCGGAGCAGATTTCCAAATCCTTATCCTTCATCATCCTTTCCTTTAAAGAGACCAGGCGATACGTTGCCGTTAGGAATGTACGGTTCTTTGCTTGGTATTATTTTGGTATATACCTCTATCCGCATCATATAAGGTGGATTCAACATTTTATAAAACACAAACAAGCCCTTACGTTAGGACCCAGAGACCACGGGAAGACGGAAACGCTTTGTAGGATAGCTATAACATGGGAGATAGTAAGGAACCGTAATATAAGAATCCTCCTGGTATCTCAGGCATCAGGTTTATCAATAAAATCCCTTAGTGTTGTCAAAGCTGAGTTGGAGGACAACGAAAGACTGAAGAGGGACTTTGGTGCTTTCTATACGATTGATAATACGTGGGAGAAGAAACAGATATACGTAATCCGTCCCGAGAATTTAAAAGACCCGACTGTAGAGGCGATTGGTATTATGGGGGCGGTTACAGGTGGACGATTCGATTGGATTATCCTAGACGACATTATTGACAGTCTAGTGGTGCGTACAGAGGACCAGCGCGCTAAATATAGGGACTATGTTAATGATACACTCATCCCATTACTCGAACCAGGTGGTCGTATATCTGTTATTGGTACGAGGAAACACTTTGATGATGTATATGGTTCCTTTATTAAAAATAAGATGTGGGCTGTCCACCGTGACGTTGCTATTATACGTGAGCCGGCTAAGTGGGAGATAGTTGAATTAGACGAACCGATTATAGAAGATGATGGAACAGAAATTTGGTTCAAAGTTGTAATTCACAGTAAAGATAGAGGGGAGGTCCTCTGGCCCGAGAAGTGGTCTATGGAGGACCTTCTCCTCTTACGATACCTTATTGGTTCGGTGTTATTTAATCGAGAGTATCAAAATGTTATTGTCGATGATGAGAATGCTATATTTAAGCTTAAGTGGTTGGAGCAGTGCCGGGATGAGAACCTCAGTTATGTCATTGGTAATTTATCCAAGGAACGCCGGAAGAAATATCTTGCGATTATACAGGGAGATGACCCATCCCTCATTACCTCTAAGCAGACAGCTGAAGCAAATGATTCGGACTTTCATGTTATCTGGACAATTGGTATAAGACCAAAAGGAAATAGAGATTTGATAGGGCTATTTAGAACCAGAGGTAATTCACCAGCTCAGGTAGAAAAGAATATAGTACAGGAGAATGGTAGGTTTAATGCTAACCTACACTTCTTAGAGACTAACGCCTTTGGGGCTATCTACGCTTATAATCTTATTGAGAGGGAAGATATCAAATTGGTTAAACATCATACAGGTGGGAATAAAACTGACTTCTATCAAGGTGTCCCTTCCTTGGCTGTAATGTTTGAGAATAGAAAATATAGTTTACCATATAAAACCGAAGAGGACAAGCAGATAACGGATAAGGTGGTCGAGGAGTTCCACTCTTTAGGAATGAATGTCCATGATGATATTGTTATGGCTGCTTGGATTGCTGAGACTGGAGCTACCAGATGGAAACGGTCTCAGCAACGGATAACAATGAAGAGAGTAGATAAACCTGTAAGGAGATAACATGGGTGATGAAAATAAAAGTAAAGAAGTAGGACATTACCTACCTAACGAGGTTTCAGCGCATTTCTTTGGAAGGGTCCTCAAAGCCGAAGGCTCATCAGGAAGCAAAATAGAGGACCCCTTCCAAAATCTATATGGAACAGCTGCCCCAGACAAATTAGTTGCGCCACCTTACAATCCACTAACCTTAGCCCAGATGGTTGAAATATCGGGGCCATTGAATGCTCTGATAACAGCTATGGAAACAAACGTTGAAGGATTCGGTTGGGACTTGGTTAAAGCTCCCCATGTAAGGGATGACCCTAATTTCAGCGAGGATAACGCCGAGGCGAAGAAGGAGAAGTACACCTTAGAGGCATTATTCAACTATTGTAACCCTGATGAGGACTTTACCAAATTAAGGAAGCGTCTAAGGCGAGACCTGGAGGGGACGGGGTTTGCTGGTATTGAAATAGTAAGAAACCGTGGAGGGGAGATAGCTGAATTCTATATCATTCCTTCCTATACCCTCCGTATGTCATACCCGGACGAAGAATTTACAGAGTTCACTCAGATGGTAAGAGATGAAAATGGCAGGTATATTGAGAGGAAGAGTAAGAAGAAATTTAGGAGGTTCGCCCAGCAGTTATCCGGTGATAAGAAAGTTTGGTTCAAGGAATTTGGTGACCCAAGAGATATTAATTGTAATACTGGTAAGGTGGGTGATTCCATATCAGAGGATAACAGAGCAAATGAATTATTATTTTTTAAGTTACCCTGTGCTTATAGTCCTTATGGTCTTCCTAGATGGATGGGACATATTATGGGTATATTTGGTTCACGTAAAGCCGAGGAAATAAATTTCTTGTTTTTTGATAATAAGACCATCCCTCCGTTGGTCATTACCGTTTCCGGCGGAGCCTTGACCTCTGAAAGTATGACAAAGCTCCAAGACATCTTTGAAAAGGAATTAAAAGGTGTTGATAATTTTCATAAGGCTTTAGTGATTGAGGCTTCGCCGGCAAACGTAGGATTAATTGAGGGTGAGAAGGTTTCTCCTGTGAAAATCGATGTTAAGCCCTTAACTCAATTTATTCAGGACGATGGCTTATTTATGGATTATAGAAAGGAGAATACAAAGGACCTAAGCGCCTCATTCCGCCTCCCTCCTATATACAGTGGTCGGTCCGATGATTATACGAGAGCGACCGCTATGGAGGCGGCACGGGTAGCGGAGGAACAGGTATTCGAACCGGAGCGCAGAGAATTCGACTATGTAATAAACAGGCACATCTTTTCTAATCTTCGGATTAACTATTGGAACTTCAAGACTCTTGGTGGTAAGACAACTGATGATGGAGAGGTAGTTGATGCTATGTCCAAGGTCAAGGAAGCAATTCCAATCGGTGTTATTGTTGAGGCTGTTGCCGAATTGACAAATACTCCGGTTGGTGAGATACCAGAAGAATATTACAAGATACCACTTGGTCTCCTTTCACAAATAGGTGCTGGTGAGGAAGCTGAAGATGGGGACCTACAGGATAAGGTAGTAAAGGCGATGGTAAGGATAAAGGATAAGCTAGAGAAGAGGGTTGGCCTTGATGTAATTTCTATAAAAGAAGAAACTAATGAATGAAGTAGAAATTAAAGTGGAGGTGGTCCAATATGGAAATAAGAACATGGAATGATAATTTGGTTATAAGAGGGGATATTACAGATACCCAGCCCGAGTTAGTCCAATGTGCAATTGATAATGGGGTTTGCTTATATGGATTAAACTTTAAAGATTGGGATTTTACGGGTGTTGATTTTAAAGATAATCCAATGTTATTTTGTTATCTCGAAGATGCTAAGCTGGACGGTATAAAGAACTACGGGAATTCTCACTCAATATTTATGGAGATAGTCCAGCAACAACCTATTGGAACATTTACTGAGGAAGAATGGGCAGTTATAGGAAAGACAATTGGACGGACATTATGCTGGGAGTCCCAGATAAATCACATGAAAGTTGATGTCCTCCGTCGGCTTTATTCTAAGATATCTAGTTTGGGTTGGCCTGAATATCTTATAAACTTAGAGAAAGAAATAAAGAAAAATTAAGTAATGGCTACCGAAATTCTCAGACCTGACGGTGATACATATAACCAATCGGATAAGTGGCATTGTTCTACTGGTTCTGATTTATATGCACTAATTGATGAAGTTACGGCTGATGATAATGATTATGTGTATGATGATGATGCTCTAACTCCTCAAGGGGGATATAGATTCAGATGTTCTTTATCGGCTCCAGTAAATGTATCTGATGGTGATACCATTAATTCTATCAGAGTATATTGGAGGGGTAGGAGTGTAAATGGGGCAGCCGATGCAATACCTTTCTTATATAATGGAAGTAATGTTGATGGAACAAAGGTAGTTGATTTAGGGACTAGTTTTGTTACACGTAATGAAATAATTGGTAGTGGTTGGGAGTATGCTGATCTTGCTTCATTGGAGGTAGGGGTTAATTATGATGGTGGTGATGGTAAAAATGGGCAGATAGAAATATCTCAGTTATATGTTGAGATTGACTATACAGCCGGTAGTGGTCCATCTATACGATTAGCTAATTCTTTTGTTCCGGATAAATTTGACACGGATAGAATAGGTCATTTAATTAGCCAAGCATTTTGTAGGGATATAAGATTTACTCATGGGCAATCAGACTTTGACAAGGAGTTCACTCAAAGGCTCCATCAAAGTCTTAATCTACGCCTAGTCGGATATACGAAGCGTTTAGGAAATTTTGTTGATTTCGAATCATACGATGCACCCTGGTGGGATGCCGATTATTATAAGAGAAGGCTTATTTCATTTGGAAGTAGCCATGATAATCTTAAGAAAGGATACACAGCCCAATTTGAAATGATGACTGGGTATGAAGAGAAGATACCCGGTGGTGATAATTGCGCGGTTAACGAGGGATGCCATCAAATTGTATATTATAATGGATACTACTATATTAGTTGGTTAGCACTTAATTATCCCGGTGATGTTTACCGTGTCTATATTACGCGACGCAATAAAGATACTGGTGTTTGGGACACGCCCGTTAATGTCATAGCCGCGCCAACCGCATTTGATTCTCATTATGCGGCATCATTGTTTATTGATTCTGATGGGTATATACATTTATTATATGGGGCGCATCATTCGGACATCAAATATATAAGGTCGACTAATGCAGAGGATATAACAGCATGGACAGCACAAGATGACATAGGTTATGATTGGGGAGGGTATACGGCAACATTTTCTTATCCAGGTATGATTGAAGATTCGAGTGGAAATTTATATATATTTACACGTGTAGGTGGTGGTGAGGCAGGGTCATTGGCACCAGAATATTATTGCTATTTTAAATCAACTGATGGCGGCGATACGTGGGGCAACTTAAAACAGGTTATTGACTATTCTGATAATTATTATGGGAGAGGGTCATGTTATGCCAGCGTTAAATATGTAAATAGTACATTTCACTTAACAATTACGTGGCATGACAATTATGGACAAGATTCTCAATGTCCGCGAGCAATTAGTTATTTGTATAGTACAAACGGCACCAGTTGGTATGAAAAAGAAACCGGGTACGTTGGGGATACTTATGATTGGCAACCGGGCGTCCAACACATGTTTCCCATTGAATATGATGAATGTTCTAAGATATGGAATTCGTCTGACGGTGAATGGTCAATGCCGGCGAGTGAGGAAAACATGGATGCTGACCCAAATTATTTTTGTATCGGGTTAACGGTTGATACAAGTAACAATCCATATCTTTTAGCGTTGGATAATTGGCAAAGTCATACCGATTGTGGGCTTCACTTCGCTAAATGGACAGGTTCGGCATGGAGTAAAACAGAGATATCGTCTGGCGGTGTTGAGTTAGCACATGACAGGCTTGGAGGTGGATTGATTCTCGACGGAACTAACCTCTATGTATTTTTATTTGCACAACCAGAATCATCGGAGGAACGGTTTGGCATGGAATTATATAGATACAAGGGAACTAATTATGGTGCATCTTGGACAGGTAAATATTTATCAAAAAATACAGCGTTTGGTGCGCCATTGTTGTATGTTCTCGACCCAGTCGTTTACGATGTGTCGGAAGGTGTTCATGCTATTTGTGTATATGGGAGATGTGATATAGGGTATTTTAGAATAAATAATTTCTACCCTTATACTCTTCCAGATGGTGATGATATTAGAATTATAAGGACTGATTTGATTAATGGCTCCTATGTTCATACAGAGGTGGACAGACTTCCAGGTGATAGATTCCGTGCTGAGGATACTATTATAGAATTTGGAACTCTAGAGGCTATTTCTCCAAATAATCCATATCCATCTGCCCACTCTAGGTATTGGGAGTACCATAATGAACCCTATGAATCTACTGAGGCGGCGAACGACCATTCAAATATCTATCCCTTTTATGATGGTTTTGAAACGATAACATCGAACGCTCAATTAAATACGTCGTCCAATTGGTCTGGTGATAATGATTTCCTTGTTATTGCCGCTTATGACCGTGATGTATGGAATCAATCGCATACCAATAAATTATGGGATGGAGATAAATTTGCCGTTCTCTTAAATCAAACAACAGCATGCAATATTCGGACGGCACATAATTTAAACAAACATGAAATTACTATAAGGATGTGGCTCGATACGCCAAAAGATTATGGTTATGTCGAGTTATATGATTCGTCAAGTTCAAAGTATATTCGAATTGGTTTCGCTGAGAATAAAAAATGTGTTTATAAAAAATCGGGTGGTTCTTACACGGAAGTCGGTGATGTTAAAGTTGCCGGTCAATATTATCTCTGTAAATTCATTATCAATGAGAACGGTGTATCAGCTTCCATAGGTGATGAAGTTTTACTTACTAATGACAACCACATGATATCGGCAACACATTTCGGGATGGGTTGTGAATCGACAGCGACCGGTGGCATTTGGTGTTGGGACGCTCTGTATATAAAACATTGGGTTTCTAATCCCCCAGAGGTTACCTTAGGAACAGAGGAGGGTGAGGATAATTGGGGGGTTGAGAGAATAGCCCATTCGGCAGCATTAAGATTTCATCGAGAGTTGAGAATTGACAATTCGTTAACCCCTGTGAAGTATGGGGCTATAAGATTAATGGGTGATACCAATTTAGATAAGGTAGAAATAGAGAGAATATGTAATATTATCATTGGTGATAAGGAGCTGAGTGGTAGAATATCAAATGCTATTGATGTACGATATTCAGATTTAATAAGAAAATGTAATGGTTCAATATTGGATAAAGAAGATATCATAAGGAAAGTAAATAATTCTGACCTTAGAAAATCAGACAAGTTAAGATTAATGGGTGATACCAATTTAGATAAGGTAGAAATAGAGAGAATAACCCAAGGTCTCCTTTCTCAGAAGCACACTGTTACCAGGATGCATAATAAAGGCGATGTTTCCAGAATGGACATTTTAAGGATGATGAGTTCTCTTGGTCTTCAGAAACATGAAGCGGAAAGGTTATGTGAAATAGTTGTTGGAGACAAGGAAGATATATTAAGGTCTGGTCAGGATATATCTGGGAATAAGGTGGCCCGGTTTAGAATAGGTGGCATGGTGTCTATGGATAAACATGTCATAGACCAGATGGCGGCAGGGATAGAACTGGACAAAGAAATAACTGAGCGTATTCATAATGAGACTGACCTCATATTTACCCGTGTAATTAGAATGATGGAATTTGTTGTAGGAGACAAGGAAATTACTTCAAGGATACACGATGACCTTGACCTTCGCTATTCTGATTTGATTAGAATAAAGAATGACCTAATAGAACAAAAACATGAGTTCGTAAGGTTGGCCTCCGAGTCAATTCCAGATAAGGTAAGTATAAATAAGTTGATGTCTGATATTTCTGCTAGATACAGTGATGCTATCCGTATAGCTGAATGGATGGAGACAGAGAAAGAACAAGTTACAAGAATAAAACATATATCTGATGTCTGGAATTATGAATCTGTGGGCATATCTAACCTTGTATCTGGGGACAAAGAGGAAGCTCTTCGACTAATGGATGACGTAGTGTTATCCAAGGTAGAGAGATTAAGAATAGGCCACGGTTCCATATCTGATAAAGAGGAATTTGTTCGAGTATATAATGAGGTAACTTCTGATAAGGAACTCATACTTCGAATGATGTCTACTTTTGGTCTTGATAAGGAAGAGGTATTGAGGAGGGCTGATAATTTAGGGTTAGATAAAGAGGAATTACTATTCCTGTGTAATATATCTATTATAGATAAAGCTGATGTGTTACGAATATCTAACAGCTCTAATCTCCATTATCTAAATGTTATAAGGATAATTCATACAATAGCAGCAGACAAGGAACAGACATATCGAATATCGCATAAACCTGACTTATCTCCAGAGGACTTTATTAGACTTCATCAATCTTTTGATTTGGACAAAGGAGAATTTACTCGTAATCCTAGTGAAGTGGTAGTTGATAAATTTACGACTGAGAGGTTGATGGAATGGTTATCTCTTAACAAGGAGTTATCTGACCGTATAGCAGAAGGCCTTAACCTAGACAAAGAAAACTATGAAGAGATAGCCAATGAAATACTTACCAATAAACAGATAGCCATTAGGCTGGGTAGTTTGCCGGATGTAAATAAAACTCTGACTTACCGAGTTGCTAATGACATGGATATGGATGCTTATCAAACTAGTAGATTACATCATTGGACCTACTTGGAAGTTAGTACCATACTCGAATTGGCTAATGACTTAGGTTTAGATAAAGAGGATAGAAGCAGATTAGGGAATATAATTGACTTTATGGATATGGAATCTAAAAGGATTCATCACAGTTCTTTTGGGAGAAAAATATCCACTACTAGATTTCCTGAGATAGTTCCTCTGATTAAATTTGTTACTTCCCGGATAAGTAATACAACTGACACCGATAAAGGATTAGTTGAGAGGATAAATCAGTCCCTAGTTTTGGACCTGATGTCTACTGCTCGGGAGGCGAATCTAATTGTTGGTAACAAGGTAGTCAGGGAAAGAATAAATAATTCTATGTCACTACATTTTTCTGATATGGTCCAGTTTGCGAGTTCTATGGACTTATATAAATTTACGAGTGGGAGGATAGCAAATTCATTAGCCTTTTATTCGGTTGTGATTGAAGGAGCCCATATTGAAGAATGTGTTGTTGTACCATTTAGTATAACGGACCTTAATGTTGAAACATTAAAGATGACGAATAAAGTAATTGAAACCTTAAAAATAACAGATAGGGAGGTACAAACGAACAAGGTAATAGATAGAATAGTTGAAACACTAAAAGCTGATGAACGTAAAGTAAGATAAGGAGAGTATAACAATGCGACCAAAATTTGACTTTAGGTCTCAACTCTTTATGGCAATCCCCAACGATGCGACTGGATATGGGCATGGAAGTGACGCAAGGAACGTATTTGCCGTCTATGCTGCTTCTGATGACCTATCCAGTTTGATTAAGTGGGAGTGTTGGGATAATGACGAGACATTTCCCACTATTGATGATTTGGAAACCACGGAAAACGATATATTTGCTGGGACTACCAAAAATGGTAGCAAGTCCATGATTCATTTCTTGGATACCAGTAACGCCGCTCCATCTAGCAAGATTTGGAGGAAGCTAACTGCTTCGGCCGGTGATGCCAATCCTAACCGGATGAAGGGTAACACCAACTACGTTGAGCAGGATGGTAGTATTCTTACATCAGGTAACAGAGCAACCTTTAATATGTTTATCGAGATTCCTTCCGATTTGACGACTTCGGCCGCTATGGGATTTGACGTGACAGCTAGATACACATACACGGGGAACGACCCTGGCCTTCAGTTTCAATTCAATGAAGGAACAGAGGGGACTCCAACTTGGACTGCTATGACCCCTGGAACTCATGGTATCAAGCACTGCCGTGCCGGGTCCTCTTCACCGAGTGACTTGTATGCTAACATTCCAACTGGAACCTATGTTCAGGCGGTTGATTCTGATGCGGCTTTGGATGACTGTACTTCTGGAGGTAGCTTTACTGATACTTCTGTGGCGATCTTCGATGTTGAAATTGATGCTTCCGGAACTCCTGATACTTTCCGGTGGAGAAAGAATGGAGGTTCCTGGACCACTGGTGTTAGTATAACCGGTAATGCACAGACTCTCTCGGATGGTGTTACGGTAACATTTGGTGCTACAACTGGTCATACCGTTGGTGATGCTTGGCAGATTCTCGCTGGTGCGGAAGACACTAAAGAGGGTTGGGCCACTACATAATAATCCATAGCCCAGAGAGAAATGGAGGTAATAGAAATATGTTTATAGTAATTTTAGAGAAACCTGTAATTGTTCGGGGAGAGGAGAAGAATATCCTTGTGGAAGGAAGGGATGTAGCTTCCTGGCATAATCCCAAGGGTATTCTTCTCCCTGAACAAAAAGAACTTGAGTTGATACCCGAGATTCCTAGTGACAATTTCGTTCTTTCTGTAACCCTTGTTGATGGCAATGGTATGATTCATAAAACCCTTAAAGGGTATGAGGAATATGTCGTTATGTATGAGCAGGAATTAACTAAGACTCATCGGGTATTTGAGGGGACTGTAGAGGTTAAGCGTCCACGCAATGTAGCTCAGGTATGTTATGGTATTCGTTCAATGGCTCGTTGGAAGAAGGCTATTAAGATTGAGTGTGACAAAGTGGAAGCTGAACTAAGGAATCTTCTATTTAAGGAGAATCCTGAGGACGATACTCAATTTCTAAAGGCCATCCGAGATGAGGCTTTATATAGACTGTTTGAGCGTCGTAATGAGTGGATAAAGAAAATGAATCATCGAGAGGTGTCTAAGATTGAGTTGAGGTTAAGTCAAGAATATTTAACTATGAAAGATGTTATCCCAGGTAAGGACTATCCAGTGGAAGCCATTAGAGAGGGCATTGTAGGTTCTTCCATTATCCCAGTACCAGCAGAGATAAGGAAGAGGCTTACCAATGAAAAACCGAAGAAGAAAAAGGAAGATAAAGATAAGGAGAAGAAATAATGCCTTTGGAATTTGTACCGGAAGGTGATAATCTAAATCCCGGAAAAGGTTCATCATCGAAGATTAAATTTAAGTTTAAAGACTTCGATGATAATCCAATTGCATTAGCTAGCATTGTTTCCTGTAAGATGACCATCCGTGACCAACTCACTAATGGTATAATAAATAACAGAGACCAAGAAGAAGTTAGGCTTCAGTTTGATGGGACAACTGGAAACTTTGCAATGGTTCTTGATGCTGCGGATAATATTATTGTTTCAACCGATTCGAAGACCGATGAAGAGGTTCACCAAATTATATTTGAAATTACGGTTGATTCGGCAGGAGATACATTGACCTACAATGAGGAGTGCTGGTTAAAGGTGAGGAATATTCCTAATGTTACGGTCAGTTAAGGATATCTGGAAGAAAATTGATAGTTGGTATTTCAGACAAGGTAACCCTTACGGAAAAAATGACTTTAGCTTTTTTCAGAAACACCATTTCTTTTGGGGGATAATAATATGGCTAATCGCATTCTTTTTGGAGATGACAACCAGCTTATCCGATTGGTTATTGAATTGTATAATGATGTTGGGTGTTTGGATAGGATATGATGACTATTTCCAGCACCAGCGTCAAAGAAGGGAATTAAAACGGCATGGTGTATATAGAACAAAGTCATTTTGGCATTGGGTTATTTACGACTATATATTTCCTTTCTGTAGGGTCGTCTCTAAGAGCGTGTGTAGGTTATTAGGGTGAATACACTACTTACAGCACTCGAATTAAACCTACACCCAGAAGGTTTAACGAGAGACGAGGCTTTAGCCGCTCTCGAAATAGTGGACAACACTCTGGGCGAAATATGTGGGTGTGAGATATGTAAGTCTGGTGAGGGGAAACCTCTTCCATTTGAGAATGCTTTGGTTGAAGTGTTGTTTACTGAGTGGGGGAAGGCGACTAAGAAATCGACTAATACAGCTATCCGAGAACTTATGAAGAGGGATGGACAACTGGCAGCCTTCGAGATTGAAAATGTACTTGATATATTCGAGCACGGATTGGAGACCAAATTTTCAGAGAACATTGAGGGAGGTGTTGGAAAACATACGAAGAAGGCATATAGAAAAGGTAAGAAGGATGTTTTCTCTCGTTTTGGACTTCAAGCTGATTGGGATATAATAGATACTGACGCAACGAGGTGGTTGAAAAAACATGATATGTATTGGCTGGGAGGATATTACAACAAACACTGCTCGAAGAAAATTGCTGAGACTATAGCTTTAGGGATGGAGGATGGTCTTGGTAGAGCAGAGATTGGGAAAGAGCTTAAAAACTTTTTTGAGAAATACCCGGGCGTTAGGTCGAAACCTGATTCTTATTGGAGGGGGGTTGCCGCTAATGGGATGAATCGAGCAAGGACCTTCGGGAGTTTACGCAGCTACGATGAGCTAGGTATTAAGTACCTGGAGGTCCTTGCTGTAGTCGATGAACGAACTAGTTCTATATGTTTGGAAATGAATGGTCGAACTATACCAGTTGCAAATGCTGTAGGCCAGATGAAATCCATAATGGCAGCACAGAGTCCTGAAGATATAAAAATAAATCAGCCTTGGTTAAGACGTTCGGCAATAAGGGGGAAGAGTACAGCAGAAGTTATGGCTAAAGGTGTAATAGCTCCACCATATCATTTCCATTGCCGAACTACCTTAGTAGAAAAACGGGGAGAGGAACCGAAGAAGGGGATGGAGGCTCAATTTGCTACTAAATGGGAATATCCAAAGAACGTAAAGACGTCGGATGAGAAAAGAAAATATAGAGCAAAGATGAGAAGGAAGATGGGTAGAGGTGAGGAAAAACCAAAACAGACTGAAGAGCCAAAGCTTATACCACCTAAGGAACCACCAGAATTAGATTATTCTAAATATCCATCTGGAACTAAAGAGTTTAAAGAGAATTGGAAGAAGTGGAATAAATACTACAAAGAAAAGGAATTATACGACAAGCAGATTGCCCGGCAAAAGAAACCAAAGAAACCAAAGACACCAAAGAAATCACCCCCTCCACCAAAACCAAAACCTACTAAACCGGATGCCCCAACCAAAATAATATATCCTAAGGGGATGACTGACCCTAAGGAAAAAGCAAAGTATAGAAAAAAACTTAGGAGGGAGAGGCAGTTCGGTAATCCTCCTCCACCAAAAGGAGCGGTAAAAGTTCCTCCACCTGTAACCCCTGTAGTGGAGGAAGTTGACACTTATAATTATGGTAGTTCAACTAAGCACAGACTTGACAAATTTATCAAGGAGCAGGAATCATTAGTTAAGAAAGAAACCGCTAAGTTCTGGAAAGAGTCTCCTCCACATAAATCCGAAGTAAGTAGAGAGAAGAAGAAATTCAAACCGGAACATAAGAAATTAATGGAAAAGGCCTACAAGAAGAAAGACTTAGACTCCCTATTCCGGTTAAATGGCTTAAATGATGATAAGTTCCATCAGGCCTCATATCATTTTGATCGAATAGAAAAACTTAACCAAGCTGTAATGAAATTGGAGAAAGCAAAAATACAAAGGAGAGTTGAGTTAGTTCATCACAAGGACCAGATTACTTTGAGTCAGTGGGCTAAGATTAAAAAGAAACACGCGAAGTGGAATGGTAAAGGTAAGATGCCAGCGGAACTAGAAGAGGCATATCGAACGGTTGGCCGGGTGTTACCGGAGAAGGAATTGCTTATTGAGAAGCGGAGGGTTATAGATAACCTTATAAGTAAGCAAAAGAAGATGAAGCCCATAGATGAAAAGAACTTAAGGGAAACACTGGAGAAATTCCCTCTAAGGGTGGTAAATCAATATCAGAAGACTAACCTTAAGATAAGTTACAGTAAGGACGCCGGCGCAACATATTACCATGAAGATGTTAAAGTTCGTTTCGGGACAGGACAGATAAAAGGGGATAACCAGTATAGAGAAGGATTTACAATAGCCCACGAGCTTGGACATGCTATTGATGACCTGTCAACCGATTTCCGGGTAGGGTTAACCAACTCGGACCTCGCAGCAAAGACAAACATGGTTTGGTCTAGTCAAGAACACAATGAATTTGGTAAAGCCTTTAGAGAGGGATACACATCAAAGTTAACATGGAAGAATGCGAAGAAGATAAAAACTAAAAAGACTTGGTCTTCTTCTGAACACGTTGGTAATTTTGAAAATGCCTATGATGGAAGGTTATACGCACTTGGGGTAACGATTGAGAGATTTAAGGACCTAGAGAAGAATTTTACGGTAGGTCTACAGTACTATGCTAATTGTACCTCTAGATTGATAAACAACAGAACTAAGTTTTTCAATGTGGATAAGGACATGTGGGAAGGCTTCGCTAAACTATTTACAGAGTGATATATGAAATTTTTAGAATTCCATTTTACTGATCAAAAATTCGTTGATTATTATGTACTTACAATTGAGTATGATAGGTACAACAAAACAGCGGTAGTTGATTGTGATGATGAAGAGTTAAAGTCCCACGTTGAGGATTTACTAAGGATAAAAAATAATTTTCCCGTAGGTGTTGGGGATGATAGACTGGATAAATACGTAGAACATAATAATAAATATCCAACAGACGATATGAATTTTATGGGTATCTTTTGTCAGACTCTATGGCAAGATGTTCCAAACCTATTCCTGTCGGATATTGAGGAGGTAGTTGATGGCTGATTTATATGATGTCGTATATCGACTGGCGGTAGGTTCTGATATAGTCCGTGTATACGCGGGTGCGCTAGTTCAATTATACGAGACCGGAACCTCTACTCTTACATGGGAAGGTACAGCCGATGCCGATGGTCAGTGGTCAGTATCGACACTGGCAACCGGTATCTATGATGTAGTGGTTGATGGAGAGATACAAAAAACTATTCACTTTGTGGAAGCAGACCATACTCACAAGGTAGACCAGACATGGATATTCGAAAAGACTGGAGCCATATCTGCTGACCAGGATGAAGTTAATACTATGATGGTAATTGGTTCTGATGTGGCTGGTTCCATTGTAAAGATTACGGTAATTGCGCAGAAGTGTACTGATACTTCAGATGTGACCGTTCATATTTTAAAGGGTGATTCAGATGATACTACGGAAACAGCCCTGACGGTCGCCAGCGATTCTGCTTGGAGCCATAGAATTTATCCACAAGATGCCCAAAATCGCTACATGTATTCTGATACTAATCCAGGCATATCCCTTACTGCTGGCGAAGTTATAACCCTTGGTATCGATTACGCTGCCACAGGATGTGCTGGCCTGACTGTACTGGTAACCTTTAGAGAATCTTAAAAACCACCAATATCTACTATGAACTCCCTATAATATAAAAGAAGATTAGAATGGAGATTAGTTATGCCCGGAAAGAAAAAGAAGAATGATTTGAACTTCGTTCCCACAGCGAAGAACAAACTTTTTGATGTTGATGTAAGAGAATTGGCGTTGACCAAATCTCCGGCTGTACCATCAGCCGTATTTGCTGTCTTGAAATCAAATGACTTCATCCCTGAAGGATTTGAGATGGTAATCAAGGGTATTCAATTTACTACCATAAATAAAGCCCTAAAACAAACATACGGATATGTACTCATCCCAAATTTACCTGATTTTCAGGGAGATGTAATGAGTGATACAGAGGTTGTTAAGGCATGCCATTCATATATGAAAAATCTCGCTAAGAATTTACAGCAGGGACAAGGAACCTCGGAGGAGCATTCATATTTTGATGGTGTTGGTTATGTAATTGAAAGTGTTATTGATACAGATGGTTCAATTGCCAAAGCTCATGGTGCCGAGGAACACCCAGGTGGATGGTGGATTGGCCTTCAGGTTGAAAATGATGAAATTTGGAAGAGTATTGAAGAGGGTGAAATAACAGGGTACTCTATTGGGGGTTCCGGAAAGAGGTCGCCTTATGATGGGAAAATGGTTGATAATCCCTTTGTTGAGACTGTTAAATCGAAGCTTACTACTCTTATTCAATCTATTAAGAAAGAAGGTGTTTCCTTTGTAGAAGCTTTCCAGGAAAAACAGATAAGGGAAAATCTTTGGGATATGTTCTCGTCATTGGAGACAAGTATAACAAGTATTGTGGAAGATGATGGGATAACTGATAAAGCTGCTGCTGTATCTTTAACTATTGACCAGTTTAAGGAGGTTATGATTGGATACGTTTCAGTGGCTAAAGCTGGTGCGGAAATAAGTCGAGCCAATTGGGACATCATTGAGGACATGGATAAAGCAATTAAGACCCTAACGGCTCAAATGAATAAAATAAAAGCAAAAGCAGGTAAGAAAGAAAATACATCAAAATCTATGGAGGATGTAGAAATGGAAGAATTGAAGAAACTACAAGAGACACTTGAAGGGATTAACAAACGTTTGGATAAGTTGGAAAAGGCCGATGATAGTCCGGACGGCAATTCCACTAAACTGCCGGAGGCCGATAATACTGATGGTGATGATGGTGACTCCGGTAATGCAACTAAGACGCAGAAGTCGACTGACACAGATGGTGGCACCAATGATGATACCGAAAAGGAAACCAAAGAACTCCTTAAGAGTTTGATGGAATCGATGGACGGTATTAGTGGTCGATTGGATAAACTGGAAAAATCAGTTGGCCCAAGAAAAGGTAATGATAACGATGGTGATGATGGTGGTGAAGTGAAGAAGAGTAAGTTTGCCGGCACCGCGTTTTCCTTTACCGGTGGTGAGTAACCACCAACAAAACAGATTCAAACTTTTAAACTTAATTAAATAAAGGATGAGGACTTGAAATGGATAACAAAACTCTGATGAAAAAGTTCGAGGCTTTTGCTGCCAGAATGGGAATTCAAAAGGATGCTGGTGGTGTACTGTCCCTCGATACTGCTAATTTCGATGCACTGATGCCGAGACAGGCAGTTGAAGAGTTGATATCTCTGACTCGTAACCAGAATGAGTGGTTAAGTCAGCTCTCAACTTATCAACGTCAGCAGTCAGCCGGCACAGTTCCGGTAATGGATTTGAATGAGCCAGTTACCGAGTATGTCGGTGAGAACGATGGCACCAAGGTGACAACCCGTCCGGAAACTCGGAGAGTAAGTTACGCTTGTAAGAAATTCAAATCTGAATGGTATGTTACTTATGAGGATTTGATGGAAGCCGCTGCAGCTGGTATCAGTAACTTCGAGGCCAAGCTGACCCAGGATTTTGCTACTGCTATTGGTAATGACCTGGCGAACATTGTTGTTAATGGTGATACTACCCTTAACCCCAATACTCGAACCAACCGGATGCTCCGTGCTGTTGATGGCTTGAGAAAGAAAGCTGATTCAGGTAACGTATTCAATGCAGCGAGTAAGACCTTCGGTCAAGGTATCTTTGCCGCGATGGAAGATTTGATGCCAGACCGGTTCGCCAATGACCCAAATCTCCAATGGCTATATAACCGTCGGGTTGAAACCAATTGGAATAATTCACTAACGAATGTGAATACAACTGAGCGGATGAGGAGTGCTCTTGGTGACCGTGCCCTTACTTCTCAGATTATGACTCCACCACTGGGACGGCGTCAGAATATAATTCCTCAGCTTTCCTCCAGTATGGGATTGGCAGGAATTGCCCCAACCTCCGTGTCTGATGAAACGACCTATATACAGGCCGTTCTTACTACTTTGGTTACTGCTGCTCATATTCCAACGGCTGCTCTTGGTGTTGGTCGTAAGTTTAAGATTACTCTGGTGGCTACCGGCGCTTATGAAATTTGTACCGGTTTCCTCGATACGACTCTTCGGATAAACACGACCGGATTACTCGGACAGTCATCCGTGAGTACCACCGCAAGCGATTATACCGTTGAGGTATATGACGAGACAGAGCTTTACCTGTGTAATCCAAAATCAATCATCGTTGTTCATTGTATGGAGATGAGGTCCTACCGTCAGTACAACAAGGACTATGACCGCTGGGAAATCACTACCTACCACATGGAGGATGTATTGGTACCTGTTCCGGAGTCAATTGTGAAATTCAAACGTGTGGCCGTTCCACCGATTGAAACTTGGACATAATCAATAGAAGGTAATTTGTAACTTTTAATCCGACCCTCCTCTGGGAGAGGAGGGTCTGGTTGTTTTTTAATTTGGAGATTTGAGATGGCAAGATTATTGAGGTTTACAGTGGTCTCTGCCTTCTATTGTGTTGATGGAGGTAGATTACCGAGGGGAGGGACTTTCACCCTTACGTCGGATGACCCGATGGTAGAGACTTATAAAGAAGATGGGTGCTTGAAAATGGAAGTCGTCCCAGAGGGAACACCTAAGGTAGAAGTCGAAGAAATCGTCGACTTGCTGGATGGTGATGATATTAACCTGGAAGATATCTCTGATGAGTTTGTTCCGGTTAAGTTTAAGAACATCCTGCTTGAGGCCGGGTACAGAACTGCTCAGGGTATCATCGAGGCTGGACAGGATAGACTTACTGAGCTTAAGGGTATTGCTGAGAAGTCGGCTGCTGATATCCTGGAAGGATGTTCATTCGCAATAGACGATGTAAATGAAAACGATGAAGATGAGGAGGATGACGACTAGTAGGGGATGTAAAATCCCTCGTTAACAAATCGTAAATCTTATTAAGGAGTATATAAAATGGCGACATTACATGATGTTGGAAGGCTTGGCTTTGGTATTGTTGGAGGTCAAGGAATTGAGCATGAAATATTTAAGAATCGGGTTGTCCAAGGCGTAATGATTCAGGCTTCGACTACGGGAAGTTCACAACTTACAGGAACTGGTAATGGTACTTACCTGTATGATATTACGGCTGGACTTGTGGCCGTGGATGGAACGGTTCTCGAAGTTGCTGCCGCAGCTGATGAAGCTTGTGAGGCTGCAGCTAATATTATGGCATCTCTCTATGAAGTTTATTACCTTATAATTTTCTGGAAACACCCAACTACCGGTGTCGTAACAAAAAAGGTTGTGAAGGGAACTCCGGCTCTATCAACTGCCGGTGCTGCCGTTCCTACGATTACTGAGGTTGAAGCTGGACTTCCGGCCGGAGCTGTTTGGGTAGCAGCTGGTACGATGTTAATAAAGAGAACGGCCGATACAACGGTTACTGAGACGGTTGACAATACAGTACGTCCTTCATTGATTCCGTCTTCGGTCCATAACTCATAAGAGACGATGGCCTATATAACTGTTGAAGATATGCTGAACGAGGGCCTTACTCTCGGCAGCCCGTATGATAAAGAACGGATTACCGAATGTATTGCTCTCGCCCAGTCTACTATTGAGAAGTTAACAGGGCGCTTTTTCGAGAAGCGCTCTGCTTTAACTTTGAAGATTAGTGGGACTGGTCATGATACTTTGTGGTTGCCTACGCCTCCGGTATCTGAGGATGCGATTACTTCTATTACCACGTATGACGCTACCCATACGACAGGCGAAGTGGTTACAGCTACTGAGTATGATGTTGTGATGGACTCCATTCCAGATGGACGATATAATCCTAAGGTGGTTAAATATACTGGTACTTGGCCTACGGGTAAGAGGAATATAGAAGTCCTTGGGGATTTTGGATTTGTGGAGTCTGATGAATCTACACCTTTTGAAATACAGAGCCTCTGTAAAATGATAGTAGTGTGGGCTCTCCCCGGTGCCACAGATGCTAGTTCCAAAAAAGATGATAGGATTATCGAAGAACAGGTTGGGAACTACCGATATAAACTGGCAGAAGCAAACAAAGCGGGGTATTTCAATGAAACTAAAATCGACAACCTTATAGCAATGTTTAAAGTTAAGAGAATGTTTGCAGTTTAGGAGAGGTGATATGACAAGGGGTGAAAATAATGACCACATTACGTTTACTAGGGATGACCTCGAATCTATCGTAAGGGTTGAAACAAAGATAGATGGATTAACCGAAATATTTACAACTAAGATAGATGAATTAAGAAAAGGACTAGATGATAAGGCTGATTCAACATCAAACTTGGTTCAACAGATGGATGTTAAAGTTGATGGAGTCTGTGACAAGGTGAACTCCCATTCTAATTGGATAAAGATATTTAGATGGTTATTTGCAACTGTCCTCATAGCCTTGCTTTATAGTATAGTATTTAATAATGGTTTATAAATGTCAACTGATTTCCTGAAAGATAGATATAAGACAGTCCATAAAGATGCCTTTGGATTGACTACGGTTAAATATTATCCTTATAGCCCCTCTAATAGAGATTCTCTTACAGGTGATGTAACCGAATCATCTGCTTATAGTTCTACCTATACTGAACTATCAGCACAGGTAAATTTTAGCCCATCGAAAGCCCTAAGAGAGAAGATAGGATTGAAAGTAACTTTTGATGCTGTGATTGTTTTGCTAGTAAGTGAGTTAACGGATGATGTTGTTACTATTAATATTGGGGATAAATTTATTTTACCAGGTTATACTAATCCATTTTATGTTAAGCGTTCATATAAGGACAAACAAGTTGATGATGGTTTCCTTGATTTGGTTGTAGCCGTTTCCAGGGAGATTGGTTCTCGTGGCTAGAAGTTTATATGGCGATTGGAATAAAGCTAAAAGTCGATTAAGGGGTATGAATCGACAGATGGAAAAAAATATGGCTCTTGCTACTAAACACAATGCGATAATGACTCGTGATGAGATAAAACGGAAAATAAGAGATACAGACCCGGAATGGCCCCCATTAAAAGATTCTACTATTCAGAGGAAGGGAAGTAGTAAGCCCTTGATTAATTATGGTGACTTGATGAATTCTATAAAGGATAAGGTTATATCATCGTATAGGTTCTTTGTCGGGGTGGTTAAAGGCTCCAAAGGAAAGGATGGACAGGACCTTGTAAATGTAGCTCTTGTCCATGAATATGGGAGTCCTAAAGCTGGAATACCTGCGAGGTCATTTATAATATCAACACTTCGTTCTATTAAAAGGAAGATAAATGATAATTGGATAAAGGCCGTAAGGTTGACTCTCCAAGGAAGGACATATCGTGTCTGATATTATTAGAGATATATTTCAAGGATTAAAGGACACATTTGAAACCGCCTTTACAGGAGTTGCGACGGTAAAGTTAGGTTACATGGATGAGCGTTCTGAGAATGAAAACAATATATCTTATCCAGTTGTTCTTATTAGTATGTATGATGTTGATATTGCAAATAATAAAATGTATTCAGGGATGACTAGAATTGTCCAGAATGAGAACCAAGAGGCAGGGACAGCTGAGACGGTTGGCTTACCAATCCCGATAAATTTTCATTTTCAGATTGACACAGAGTCAGAGAAAAGAGAAGTAGATTGGGACATGATGGAAATTATGCTTCCAATTCTTGGGAGGAATTCTAAAAAGATAATTACAAACGCCGGACGTACTATTTATTTAGTACCCGAGTCGTTTGAGGCACTGGATAAGTTAAGAGGTTCATTATGGTCTAAGTCTTATCGATTTTATGTTAGGGCTTGGATGGACCACCCCGACGCAGCGCAATCTGTATATCTTGTACTTAAAAGAAGATTTGATATTGGACCTGACATTGACTTTAACTTTAGACCTGATGAGTAGATATAAAATTAGAATACTAATATATTAACTAGGAGGAATAAAAATGGCGAATGAAAATGTTGGAGTGAATCTTGTGGAAGGACAAGCACTCTCTCCTGTATCTGGAGTATCGACCGCGGTATCAGGTATTATTGGTAACTTTGTGAAGGGGCCTCTTAATGTGGCTACCTTGGTAACGAGCATGACTGACTTCATGAATAAATTTGGTAGCGCACCTCCTTCCCAAGGGGCTAATTCCTGGTATTCTGTTAAGGCATTCTTTTCTAAGGCCGGTAATAGTAGTCTTTATATTGTCAGGGTGGCTAGTTCAACAGCAGCTAAAGCCACTTATACATTTCAAGACCAGCAGGGAACTCCGGCAAATACTTTAAAGGTTGATGCTATTAATGAAGGTGCCTGGGGCAATGCTCTTTCAGTGGATGTTGATTTATATAACATCCTTACTACAGCACCTTCTGAAAGTACGGGGGAAACTCCTACGAGTGCTAAACTCGTTTCAATTGATGGTATCGAAGTTGGCTCCTATGTATTCTTTGATGAAGGAGCTAATGAGGAGTACGTCGTTGTTACCAGTATTGATACGGCGAATAAGCAAATCAACTGGAGTGGTGCTCTTACGAATAGTTACACAACTGCAGCCATTGTCACAACCCGTGAATTCGAGCTCAAGGTATATGAGAACAATATTCTGGTTGAGACTTGGAGTGGGCTATCCATGAATGACAATGTATCATTCTTCTGCGAGTCAGTGGTCAACGGTGCGAGTAACTACATAATGGTTACGGACCAGAAAGCTTCCGATACTGACTACCAAGACCAGCCTAATGCTACTGCTTCAGCTATTAGTTTGGCTAGTGGTGTTGATGGGCTGTCTGATGTTACTGGTTCTGATTATGCAGGTGCTCAGGCAAATAAGACTGGTGTATATGCTTTTGATGATGTTCCCGGGCTATTCAGGTTTGCCTGTCCACATCCTATCCTTACTGATGCTGATATTCCGGCAGCCTATATAACATTGGTTCAGGCTATGCTTACATACGCGGACTCGCGCGTTACTGTTCAGTATTATGGGGATGTTCCCTATAATCAATCTGTGGCTAATGTTGTTACCTTTGCCGGTAACTTTGCCGGACGTCGGGCTTCCTTATGGTTCCCATGGTGTAAGGTAGTTGAAAGCAGCATAGATAAATGGGTGCCACCTTCCGGATTTGTTCTCGGAGCTGCCGCAGCGAAGGACTACCGTCGAGGTGTCCATAAGAGTATTGGTAATGAACAGCTTACTTATGCAACTGATTTGAAGTACCATGTATCAACAGCCGAAGGTGAAATACTTAACGACGCCAAGGTTAACACCATCAGAAAATTTGTTGGTGGTGGTATCAGAACTTACGGCGGTCGAACTTTAAGTGGTACTACTGCCTGGCGGTTTGTAAATCATTCAGAGTTATGGAATTATATTGCAGCCAGTCTTGTTACGGCAACTCAGGATGTACCGTTCGAGCCGAACGATGCCATCCTCTGGAAGTCGGTTAAGAGACGAATAGAGGCCTTTCTAGCAAATGAGCAAAAGAAGGGGGCCTTATTCGATGCGGCCAACCCAACGGCTCCGGCTTATACAGTATTAATGGATTCTACGATTAATCCCCCAGACCAGATTGCTTTAGGTATCGCCAAATGTCAGGTTGAATACGTCCCAACCGGAACCGCCGAGAAATTTGTTATGGAGATAACCAGCTCGCCATCCGGACTATCCATAACGAGTTAACCAATAGTAAACCTGTAAAGTTAATATAAATAGGAGAATAAAAAATGGCGACAAACTATGGTGCAGCCTCTGCAGATGCTAATACCGAATTAAATAGTAAGTTTCTTTTGGAGATAGACAATATTTCCGTTATGGCTTTTGAGAAGATTACTATTGGTGATTCGGAGTGGGGGCTTATCACTAACCGAACCGGTGCCGATGGTCTTACTAAACAAACTGCTTCAGGGCTTAAGAAGGAAACAACTCTTTCGATTGAAAAACATCTAAGAGTTGGTGGTGCGGCGGATGTAAATGAAATAATTCAATGGCATCAGTTAGGTTCAACATCTAAGAAGAGTGGAGCAATAGCTTTGCTTGACCGAGATGGCAACGAAGTGATGCGATTGAACTTCAAAGAAGCATGGGTAAGTAAAGTTGGATTCCCAGAATTGGATGCCGCGTCCGAGGATTCTAATTCAGTATTCACCTTTGACCTATCTGTTCCGGAATTCGTTGTTGAGTAATGTCAATACTTGATTTACCAAGTGACGTTCTTTCGTCCCTTAATATTCTCAACCTGGAGAAGCTGAGAGCATATCAATTCGCTGTCCAGATAGATGGTGAGTTAACAGGTAACAAGTTTGTTGCCGGGTTTGAGAATATTAAGGGATTTGCTGATAGAGTAAATGTTAAAGAAGTGATTGAGTCTGGATATACAGGGACTCATAAATTTCCAAGGCATTCTCCTCAGTCCGGTATAGTTCTAACTCGGGGGATGACGTATGACCGAACATTATGGAATTGGTTTCAGGCGGTTAAGAATTGGGGGAAGGGTGAACCGGACTATCGAAAGACAATGTCAATTTATATGATTGACCGAATAAACGTCTACAGCAACATTGCTCCATTCGAGGTTTGGAGATGGGATATCATGGGAGCTTGGCCTTCCAAATGGGTTGGCCCCCGGTTTGATAGCCTAAAAGAGAAATTCGCTTTTGAGTCTGTAAGAATTCAATATAGTTCCATAACAGAAGCTGAAGGTATATTAAGTGGAATTACTGGAGAGATAGCGAGTTTATTAACTACCTAAGGAGGTAATAGTAATGGATTTGACTAGAGAATTTGAACTCCCTGTAGGCTTGGAGGTTGAGGGAGTTGCAGAACCAATAAAAAAAGGAGTTATGCGAAGGGTTAAGAGTAAAGATATTATCGCTCTTAACAAGGACCAAACTCTGAAGCAATTATCCGGTCAGAATCTGGATATGAATAAAGGTAACCCCGTGACGCTGATGATGGCGACTGGGGCTTTTTTTGAGATGTTCTCCATTTTGTTCTCCCGAGTTGTTACATCCTTGGAGGGGATTGAAACTATAAACAAGAAAATCTTCCAAGATATGTACCAGGAAGATATCCAGCATCTTATATCTATCTATAACGATATGAATGGATTTGACAAGATTCAAGGGGGAGGAAAAGAAGGACTCCCTTTCGCTCAATTTCCGAACTTATCAAACACTTCCCCTACCCCATAGAAAATCTTTATAAGGAGATGTTCGCTCTTTCTAAAAGTTTAGGGTTTAGTTATAGTGACCTACTTGATATGGACCATGAAGATAGGATTCGGTTTATAAAGTTACATAACGAAGATGTAAAGAGAGAGAATGAAGAGGTAAAGAAAATAAGTAGAGGTAAGAAATGATAGGTAGTCTTGTAAATCAAATGGGTATGGGGTTGGTTCTTAGCTGGAAGGACAAGATGTCCAGAGGTATTAATGAATCAGCTCGTAACTTAGATAAATTAAAGAAGACTGCTCAGGGAACCTCAGAAGCGGTCCAGAAGCAAGCCGAGAAGGTAGCTCGTTCCGCTGAAAAATATCGTGCTGCTGCTTTTACCTCAATGAAGATTATGGCTACTGGAGCGGCTATTCTGGCTCCCCTCGGTTTAGCCGCAAAGTCAGCTATGACCATGGAACAGTCCATGGGTAACATTCGCTCTCTTTTAGTTGGAACCGGTATGGACGCTGATGAAGCCAACTTTCATATTGATAGTCTACGAAAAACAATTATGGCTACGGCTAATTCTAGTAAGATAGCTCGTAAGGAAATCGACGAAGCCGCATATCAGTTAGTATCAGCTCTTGGAATAGAACAGGCTCAAGCTGCTCTGGAGATGACAGCTCAGTTGGCGGTCTCTGGACGCGGTTCAATGATGGATGCTGTTCGTTCCGTCACGGTAGGTATGGCCACCTATGGTGCAGCTTGGGGCGACCAGATAGATAATATGGAGAAGGCCAATCGAATTACTAATACACTGGCCGGAACTGTTGCAGCCTTTAACACTACACTTCCCGAGCTATCGGAAGGGATGAAGTTCGCTCTTGGACCTTCCAAAATATTGGGAGTTAAATTCGAAGAAGTATCAGCCTTTATTGGTGCCCTTCAAACTATGGGACTTCAGGGAGGTCGAGCTGGTTCATCCTACGCAGCCATGTTAAGAAAGATGGTAGAGCTTACCGATAAAGAGGGTAAGAAGATAGAAGATAAAGCCATGAACATGTCGGAGTGGATGAACTTTGCTGTTGGGAATAAACCAAAGGTTAAGTCCAAAATCGGTGGGGTTAAACTAACTGATGAGTCTGGGAAATTATTACCATTATATGCTATCCTAAAATCTGTAGAGGATTTATATGGTACAAGTGCCTTGAAGGGAAAGGAAGCTTTAGAGCTCCAAAAAGCATTTGGTGAAGAGGGTGGTAGAGCAATGGGGTTATTACTTGGACAGTCTGAGGTTTTACGAGAACGAGTTAGAATATTGTCTACTGTGGCAGTCCGAGAGAAGATGATGATTGAGATACAGGAGGAGGCAGCTGCTCAATGGGATATGGCGAAGAATAAGATGAAAAATATCGTCGACCTTATTGGAATCCAGATGCTTCCAACTATTGATAGTTTCCTCGTTAGTTTTAATAAGATGTTAGAATCCATATTTATGTTCATGGATGCCCACCCAGATGCAACCAAATGGATAGCTTGGGGTACGGCTACAGTGGGAGCACTTCTACTAGTTGGGGGTGCAATATCATCGGTATTATTTTTCTTGTCTATGTATAAAGCTCAACTTGCCTTAATCGCCCTTACCAATACTGGTGCCTCAGGTTCATTTTCTTTACTTACCGCTGCTACTTGGTTATGGAATGCTTCCCTGTATGGTTGTCCAGTGGTCTGGATAATCGCAGCGATAATAGCCATCGGTGCCGCGATATATTTCCTAATAGAGTATTGGGATGAAATATCAGAAGCCGTAGTATACGCTTGGGATGTTATGGTAGATTCTATAAAAGTTGCCCTTGAATGGATTGAAGGATTGATTGATGACTTTCTTAATTCTGATGTAGTAAAAGCTTTGAGGTTATTATTTGAAGGAATGTGGGAGATAGGTAAGGCAATTATTACAGCGCCACTCGAATTATTTTCATCGGCCCCAGAGGTGGAGATTCCTGAGGTTGGACCTGTCGAGTTAACCAATGAGGATGTTGAAGGTGGGGCTCAACCTAATATTACTGATTATAGTAATCACAGAACTGAGGTGAATATCTATCCCCCAGAGGGCTCCAGTCCAGAAGAGATTGGTAGTGCTGTTCAGAAAGTAACTGAGGATAAAACAAAACTAGGTCCACAGGGAAGAATGTAATATGCTTATAATACCGACAACAATAAAAAAGGCATATAAAATAAGTGAAGCTGTTTCACTGTCAAAGGGACAGGTATATAATTTAGATACGAACGAATTCATAGGTTTTCAATTCAATCCCAAAGACTTTATATGGTCACGTCAGTTTCACTATAATAATGTAACATGGAAAGGTAGTAACTCTGGTGGTGATGTAGAATTCCTTTACAGTGGACCAAAGAAAATGGACCTTACTCTTCTCTATATAGCAGACCCGGGTTCCCCCGAGATAAGTTATAATCTCAATGTAAATGAGGAGATATCTACCCCTTCACTGAAGATGGACTTTCAGGTTATACTTGACACACTAGATAGATGGACGGATACTATTCCAGATAAAGGAAGGCCATCTAGATTAAAAATTATTATGGGTCCTAATGGGTTCAATTGTATTGTTACTTCAACGGAGGTAAGGATATCTGAGACCTTTAGCGATTTATCGGTTAGAGAAGGATATATAAATTTAAGGGTGAGAGAATGGACGGAAACAATCAAAATACAGTAGTTAAACCTGGTGAACGACTAGATATATTAGCCCAACGAGTATATGGTTCTCCCTATAAATATAGGGAATTGATTGATGCTAATCCCCAACTCAATATTTGGAATCCTCAAGCCGGAAGAAAGATAAAGGTTCCAAGTGCCAGATAAGGCCTGTATATATTTAGTTGGTATATCAGGGATTGACCTTAAGACATTTACGAATGTTTATCCCTCCAACATGACCTATGAGGAGAAGGTAGATACTACCTCTACTTTTACCTTTGACCTATCCTTCTCCCATAACTCTACTCTTAAACCCGAAAATATAAAAATTGGAATGCCTGTAAGTTTCTACATTGGGTATGATAGGGGTGACATAAATCAAGTATTTTCTGGAGAGGTCTATAATATTAAACTTGATTTTAGTGTGGACCGAGGAACTACCTTAAAGGTAACGTGTCACGACTACAGCTACATGATGAAAAAGAATGTATCATGGAAAGTATATGTAAAGGCCTCACCTGATGCAATAATAAAAACTATGATGACTCGATATCCAAAGATAAAATATATATTGGACTCCGATGAGCTAAAGAATAAATTTGGATTTGAGGATGACCAGTCGTTTAACCAAGAAGAACAAACTGATTGGGAAGTCTTATTTGCCATTTCTCGATTGGCTGGTTATAGACCATTCTTTAGGAATGGTACTCTATATATAGTAGATAGAGACTACATATTATCTAATCTACAAACCCACCAATTTATAATGGTGTACGACCTGACATCTCCGATTCCAGATAAGATAATAAATAAAATACCTATTCCCCTTATATCTTTCAATCCTGTGGTAAGCGGTGATGGACAAGCATCAGAGGTAAATCTAATAAGCTGGAAAGCTCATGGTCAGCCTAATAGGAATATAAAGGAGAGCATGGTAGATGGTAAGCCGGGTAAAGATATTTACACTGATATAAAAGTAATAAGTGATAATAGATTAGAGATAATACGAATTCCCGGAAAATATGCGATGAACGATGGTCAGGCTAAGATGATGGTAAAAGCTGAGCTAAAGCGTAGGGCTGAGAAATTAGTTACAGGTTCAGGCCGTATCCACGGAAATCAATTCATTAGATTGGGAGACCGTCATGAGGTCCTTATAAGGAATGCTGGTGACTTTGGGGTACAGTACTCTGGTGACTATTTTATTTCCCGGGTAAAACATACTGTGAATACACAGAAAGGTTTTGAAACCGAGTTCGATGTGGAAAGGGCGGACTTAACAAAATACAATTAGGAGGTAAGTATGCAAGATGGAGTAAGGAAAATTTCATTGGGAGTCCTACTGATAGGTATATTTTTCTTGGTAATGGTTCCTCCAGGATGTAACGTGGTGGCCGAAGATATCACCTATGTTGACACTCTGAGATTTACTATCCCGGGTGATAATGGTATGCAAGGAAGAGCTTCCCATTATGATTTAAGGTACAGTTTAGATGGTCAGATTGATGATGGTAATTGGCATCTCGCAACTCCAATAACCCCTATGAATGTTAGAGAAGATACCTTATACCCTGGAATAGCCGGGGAGATGGATTCAGCTTATGTGGAGATTATAGTTCCTTCTGATGCTATTATCAACTTCGCAATAAAGGCGGGTGATGAGGTTATCAATTGGGCTCAGACTTCAAATAATGCTTTGGGAGTAGCCGAAGATGTGGACCCTCCGGCACAAATCACGGACCTAGTTAGTTTGAGGAATCTGTGATATATCGCGGAAAAGTCATAGACGTATCCGACCCAAAAAACATGGGTCGGATAAAGGTGGAGATATCCGAGTTTGAACCACCCCATAATATAACCCCTTGGACTTGGCCCTGTAGTCCCTTTGCTGGACCTGGTTTTGGATTGTTCTGTTTACCGGAAATTGGGGATGAATGTTTTGTTGCTCAGGATTCCTTAGGTGTTTGGATATGTATAGGTTATTTTTGGACGATGAGAAATCAAATCCCTTCTGAAGGTAGTTCCACGGCCAGATTATTTGAGTCTCAATCTGGACATAGACTAATATTTGATGAGAGTGGAGATGTTACAGTTAGCAATCAGTCAGGTTCATCAGTGGTATTAAAAGTAAATGGTGATATTGAATTGAATGGCTCATCAGGGAAAGTCGTCACTACGGATAGTATATGTGCTTTTACAGGGAGTCCCCATCCTCAGGGATGTTCTAGTGTAAAGGCTGGATAAGGAGAAAATAATCATGGCAATGGACCACGTTGAATTAGGAGGACTTCTCCAGAATGCTGTAATTGGTGTGGATGTTAACCAAGACAGCGTAGCCAATGGAGATGTCGGACGCGCTCGTATGAACGCCTTAGCTAAAACTATAATTGATTATATAAGTACAAATGCTACCATTGGAGCCCTTACTGTGGTAGGTGGTGGGGGTGGTACTACCGCAGTAGCTACAGGGAAGATATCATGAAGATAACAGGATTAGGTTGGCCTTTGAAATTTGTGTCTGGTAGATTAAAGCAAACATCTGATTTGGAACACATTCGGGATAACATAAAACAGATAATTGGGACAGATAAGTTTGAATATATTATGAAACCTGATTTTGGGTGTAGTATACATCAAAGGATATTTGACCCTGTGAACGTGGTTGCTTTGGTTGAGGATGATATAAAAGAAGCGATTGCCAAGTGGGAAAGTAGGGCCGGTATAAATAACATAATGGTTGACCTTTCTGATTCTAATACGGGGGCTGTAAAGCTGTCACTTGATTTCTTTTTTAAATCTTTTGGACAGGGAACGTCAAATGTTGAAATATCAGTCGGAGGATAATATATGGCCGTTATCGTAAGAGACAGTATTCGTAAACTTCCAATTCAGTCTATAACTAATTTAGAGATTGGACTCGATGATTTATTTGAGGCTTTATTGGAGCTAAAGCGAGCAAACTGTCCAGAATGGACTGATGAGTCGACAAGTGATTTTGGGATTCATCTTCTCTGGCTATTTGCTGTATTAGAGAAGTGGTTAGCTGATAATATTAATCGTGTATCTAAAAACTCATATATAGGAACGGCTACCGATAGGGAGAGCATGCGAGCCCTTTGTGAACTTATAAACTATCAGATGTCAGAAGCTGGAGCTGCATCTGTAACCATTACATTTACATGTTCCTCTGGTCATCCTGGTTTTACAATACCAAAGGGAACACAAGTAACTACTGAGGGGACTACCGGTGAAGACCCAATCATATTTGAGACTAGTGCTGATATTGTAGTTGGGACTGGAGTTACATCTATAAGTGGAACCTGTGTTGAAGGGATATCTATACCTAATGAGGTGCTAGGTTCCTCTAATGGTACAACTGGTCAGTCATTTATACTAGACCAGTTCCCTGTTGTTTGGCAATCAGAAACCTTGGAGGTCAATGAGGGTTCAGGTTGGGTTGAGTGGACTAGACAGGATGATTTCTCTGCTAGTGATGGGGATGATAAACATTATCTTGTTAAGGTAGATGAAGATGGATACTATTATATACACTTCGGTAATGGTACAAACGGGAAGATACCTGTAAGAGGGACAAATAACATTCGTGTATCTTACCGTAAGGGTGGTGGAATTGTTGGTAACGTTGGAGCTGGTGCTATTAATTCCCTAGTGTCAGCAATATCCTATGTAGAGTCGGTGACTAATATTTCTGCCGCTTCGGGTGGAACGAATAGAGAAACCCTTGACCATGCCCGTATATTTGGCCCTGCTAATATCAAAGCACTTAATAGGATAGTGACAACCGCCGATGCAGAGGCTTTAGCTGAGTCTTACGTATCGACTACCCATGGTGGTATTGCTAAAGCAAAGGCCTATGAGATTGGTACATTAAAGTCAACACTTATGATTGTTCCCCGAGCAGGAGGTAACCCATCATCAGGTTTGGTTACAGAGCTTCAAAGTTATATAGATGCAAGGAGAATGATATGTACAACTGTAACTGTATCAAATCCAAATTATATATCTGTTAATATTACAGCTACCATATATGCTCTTCCTGGATATTCCTCAAACCAGGTTGGTGCTTCTGTTGTGGATGCAATATATAAACTAATGTCACCTACATATCAAGACCCAGAAACAGGACTATATCCACATGATTTTGGACAGAATATAAATCTATCTGACTTATATTCAGCGATAGATTCTGCTGTTGGGGTTAAGTATGTAAATATTTCATTACCAGCGGAAAATATTACTATAAATGATTATGCGATAGCTACTCCAGGAACCATTTCTCTTACTATCCAAACTGGGGATGGGGATGTGTCATACTTTAATTATGGTGAATAAAAAATGAAGAAGTCACTACAATTTACATTACCAACTCGTAAGGATTGTATTGCCCATTGGAAGTTTAAAGGAAATTTGACAGATGAATCTCCTAATGGGAATGACCTATCCTATGGAACAGGTATATCTGTAAATGATTTTAATAATGGATATACTGAGGATGGACTTACGACTATAGATATTGATACCTCCCCAACACTCTTAATCCCTCAGGCTTCTGCTACTGATTTTAATATGGCTACAAATAGTTTTTCCGTTGAGTTGATATTTAGAACAACTGGAGGTGTACAAAATCAATTTTTAATCAAAAAGTATGACTCTACAGACGGCTGGTTTCTTACTTATTTTACTACTACCGGGCGACCTTTATTTCATATTGATGATGATGCTGGTAACAGCGGGACTATTATGGCTGATAATGCAACTGGGGATATAAGAGATGGTAATTGGCATTATCTAGTTGTTACTGTCGACAGAGAAAACGACGAACTTCGCTTATACATAGATGGAACAGAACAAACTATAATGAGTCCAGTAGACATATCTTCTGTTACCGGTAATATAGGTTCATCCTCAGATTTTATATTAGGAGAGGGATTACCTGTAGAAATAGATGAATTAAATATTAATCAGTCTGTGTTAACATCAGCTGAGATTTTAAATAGATATACTGGTAAGTTTGTGGAGGTTTCATCCTATGAAGAAGATTTCCTTATAAAATTCCTTCCTCGCATAAATCAAGACAATGCTGACCTGTCTAAATTTTTAATTCCCTTTAACACAGAATATCGTGGGATGATGAATGTTGTTGATGATTTATCTAAGTTACTTACTTGGGATGAGTGCCCTGAAAAATTTATATCCCATGTTGCGTCCTGTTTTGGATTCGAGCTTATTGACATTCCATTTGCAACTGAAAGAGAACGTCGTAATTTTCTTAAGTGGATAGTTTGGATATATGAAAGAAAAGGAACGCGAGCTGCTCTTGAAAAGATAATAACACTTCTAGGATTCACAGTTGTGTTTACCGAAGACATAGGCTTCTATGTAAATTATATTTCATCTAGTAATCACAGGATATGGAGTAGGGAGTTACTTAAAGATACATCAAACGAAATATTTGATGATTTCTCTAGTTTTATGGCTCAATGGAATCAACCTGCTAATTTAGGTTCGTGGTGGAGAATTAATTCTGGTAAATTAAGAGCAACTGGAAATGGTTCGGATGATGCTACAAATCACATTCTTACCAATCAAGGAAATATCCGGGATTTTGTTAGTGTAAAGTTTGAGGTAATATCTGGAACGGCAGCTAATGATGAAATAGGTATAATACTTGGATGGACCGATAGTAGTAATTATGGGATGCTTAAACTTACAGATGAATCAGGAGTTCAAAAATTAGGAATATGGAGGGCTTCATCTGGGTTGGGAGACCAATGGTATGGTAGGACTGGTGATATATCTTCAATTGTTGACTGGCAGTCGGGCGAACATACCTTATGGTTTCAGAGTGTATTTACTGGTGTTGGAGATAAGGGCGTCATTATTGAATCATTTGGTATTGATGGGCATACATTCTCTAATGGACTACCAAAACAATGGTCTGGAAGTGGAGTGGGTTTATTCTGTAATCGAGGATTAACGGTTGATTTTGATGATTTTAATTCTTATGATTATGATAAGGGAAAAGCCCCTCAGATATTTGACCCATCGAATGATGATAGAAATTTAACTGTTAATATTAGTGGGACTCCTCAGTTTGTAACAGCTAAGACGGACTATTTAAAAAGAATTGTTGATAGGTATATACCGTTTGGAGTAACCGCTTCTATAACTTGAGGTAACTAATATGGCAATTGTAACCAGAGACCAGTTTTTAGAATCCAAAGGGGTCCAAAGAAAGATATTCCAGAAAGGGACCTTCTTGGCAGATGCTGATTTGAACGAGCAAGCCCAGGTTCTTGAATTAATCGATAGACAGACACTTGCGGCTATGGTTGGTGGTGTAAGTCGAAGGATAAATGGGTTTGCTGTTTCTTATGATACAGTAGACGAGATTGATGTAAGTGCCGGAACAGCTGTGATATGTAGAGTTTCCGATGAGGCCGTAATATTGCGACAGGAAGCGGCTACTACTATAGATACATCCGGGTTGTCGGACGGTTCGGGGCGCGTTCTATATATCGACATCCATGAAAGAGAAGTTGATGTAACTAGTGATTCCGATATAGTAAATCCGGATATAGGTGAAGAAACTTGTGTTGATATGAGGCTTACCTTTTCATTAGCGGTAGCTAATTCTGTTCAGACACCTGGAACCGGTCACTTTTTTATAACTCTTGCAACCTTTACAATTTCTAGCGGAGTTGTGAGTAACATATCACATAGTATTGCTAATCATATATATAGTAATGGAAAAGACTTTATCGTTGATGGCTTTATTGAGTGTGATTCTTCTAATGGAATTGTATTGAAGGATAACGTAGAACTTGATGGGACCTCCGTTCTTCAGAATTCAGTTGGTGAACATTCATCATTTAATCCAGTTGGTGGGACGGTTAATGTTACAGCTCGAATAATGAAGGTATCTCCTACTGCAAGTACCTCAGTAACTGGGACACCTAATGTTCAAACTACCGGAATAAATGCCGGTCAGATGGTAACCATTATAAATATTGATGGTACTTATACGCTCAACTTAAATGATGAAACCTCTGTTTCAGGTTCTGGATTAAGACTTATATCAGTAAGTGGTGATGATTCCCCATATAACATATTATCTCAATATGATTCAATTACCCTAGTATTTGATGGCTCGGTATGGATTGAGGTAAGTAGGTCCCAGAGAGCAAGGATAACCTAATGGATAATATAATACTCCTTCCACAGAACCTATCGAAGATGGGGGTAAAGCGGATTATCCCTGAACCTGACGCAGATTTAATAACGGTATGGAAAACATCTTATCCTGTTCTTACAAACTATAAGCAACTGTGTATGGCCATAGGTATTCCACCATTTGCCGGTGGGACTTATAAAGAACAAGGTTCCAGTTATGTTATGGGATTCTTGACTTCAGGTTTTCGTGATAGTATGAGAAACTCACCGCATGAATTTGGGTTTGCTATTGATATGGCAACAGGTGATTTAGATACACAAATATATGTGGCTCGGATAGCCACTAATTACTTTACTCGTATTGGGTTATATCCACAGAGTGGATTTCTCCATTTAGACCTAGCCAATCTTGATTGGCAAAGTAAATATGGGGGGATTCCATATTGGGTAAGGATAGATGATAAATATACTTCCTTTACTAACCTTGAACAAGCGATAGGTTTTGCAAAGGGAAGTATTTAGTCGTTAACGGATAAAACCTTAGGAGGTTCCCCCATGTCACTATTAACATCTGCACTCGGTCTGATTATCTCGACCGTAAAACTGGTAAAGGACAAGGCGCCCTTTTCAGAGATTATTATGAGTGTTATAACCACTCTACCGAAAGCCATCATGGATGCAATAACATTTGGCAAGATACCGAATGTCCAAAAACTCGAAGAAGCCCTTGAAGAGTTGGATTTACGAACCGGTATTGATGCCGGGGCTTTGGATGTAATCAAAGACCTTCCACCAGATAAGGAAGAACTTGTTTTTGATTATATTAAAGGCATTATTGATATTCTTGGTAAGAACAAATTGAAAATCGATGGATATTATCAGGAAGACTAACGCCGGAATTTCCCGATTTTCTTTCGGAGGTATGAGGAAAGCTTAAATCTCTCTGGGCGTCCTTTATGGATGTTACCTCCTAGGGGGTCTCGGTTACTAGCCGGGTCCCCCTTTTTTATGTTTATTATATTAGTTGGTATTATCTCATCAATCCTTGAGGCCATTTCATAGGCTTCTTCTTTAGCGTCTGAGTCTAACATAATCGTCGCTTTTTTAAATCCTGATAAAATTAATTTAGAGAATTGAACATCGGATAGGTTTTTACCAGATATTGCAACAGCATTAAATCCCGTAGCGAATACATCAAATACTCCTTCTACTATTATTACTTCATCATACTTAGATGCGATGGATATATTATATAATAGGTCTGATTTACCATCCTCAAACATGCCCTTCGGGGGATTCAGGTATTTTGGTCCGCCACCCAGAAACTTACGAGCCGTAAAGTATCGCCATTTCTTATTTTCTATGAACGGTATAATCACTCGTCCAAGATAAGCTTTATCATTGGATAGACCTATCTGCCAGAGCTTTATTTCCCGAGAAGTCATCCTACGATTAGTCATGAGATACTTTCTGGCTAGAGACTCCGTAGTGAACGGGCGAGTGCTTTTCCGGAGTGGTACATAGCTCTGGAGCTTTGGCTTTAATCTACGACGGGTAGGCTCCGCTCTATATATACTTTTTGGTGTTATTTTAGCGTATTCGTAGATAATTTTATACGCTTCTGATAAACTTACGTCTTCGGCTTGTTTTACGAAATTAACAGCACTTGAGGTATAACCACACTTGAAGCAGTGAGCAACCGACTTCTCGATACTGATACCGAGTCTTTCTTGATTATCAGAACAGAAGGGACAATTCATTCGCCAGTTCTCGTTCCGGTACACAGCACCAAACCGATTGACGAGATATCCTGATATATCAATTTTGCTCATAAAATGAATCCAACCAACCAAGATTATAATAATATAAATAAGCTGGAATTAAAATTGGACCTTCTAATCTTAAAAGGGCCCTTTTTAAAAAAGGCTTTCCGAGATAGAAGTCTTGTTTTCCGAGAAGGAAATCACCTAAGTCATCCGAGGTATAAAATATGGGAAGGAAAGGATTATACATAATTACCCCTTTCCTTGGAACGTTTATTTTTCTTCATTTCTCTAATCATCATTTTATTATAGTCGATTTGGATATAAGTGATACCACCCTCTTCACCTTCTCGATTTGCTGCCATAAATAAACGCGCTTGTGGTATTTCTAGGAGACGTTCCTCTTTGGTTTGGCAATGAGCAATTACACAATCGGCGATGGCCACCTTCTCGAATGCCTCAGCTATATCGTCTTTTCTTATAACTCTCTTTCCAGTTGCTTTCCTATTGGCTTGAGAAGCGGTCCAAACTCTAACCTTCCTTTCTTGGCCTAAGGCCCTTAAGTCCATGTATATATCTGCTATCTGATTACGTTTCTCCCCACTGGAAGAAGGCTTTACAATATCACCATAGTCAACGATTACGACGTCCGCTTTAAATCCCTCAGTTTCTAGGAAGTCTAGATGTTCGTTTAGATGTCCTACCGTAACAGATTTTATTGGAAATCCCTTAACGACCAAACCACCACCGAGTTTTTCCATCATCTCTAACCTGGATTCGAGTCTTTTGGAGTTAGATATTATTTCTCGTTTGTTGAGCCCAGCAATTCTTCGTTCATACCTTAACATCTGGTTTGTTTCAGATACCTCAAGGGTAAAGTGAACTACCCTCTTCTGGTGTCCCATCGCGGCAACACCGAGGTTGGTTAGAATTCCAGTCTTAAATCCCTTAGGCGGTGCTAGGATTACACCCAGTTCACCAATATCTAAACCACCACCCATTTGTCTGTCCAATTCTTTTAGTCCTGTGGTTACGCGGTTATGGTCTATTCCTTTTAACTCCCTATCGAGGATGCGGTCAGTTGCCCCCTCAAATAAAAAGGACCCTGATTTTTTAGAGTCCATACCAACCTTTAGTGCTTCTGATATACGTTTCTTTATCTGTATATGATTTTCATAACTACCGACCAACTCTGAGCTATCTACTATAGCTTCTTTCATGGAACTGAACTGAGCAAATCCTATTATCTGGTCCTTGATATATTTTATATTCTTTAGTTTTATGGCATATAATTCTTTTGCTACCTGAATCATCTCCTTGGTGTTTTTCTTCTCGACATATTTGTCTTTTATTAGTTCTATCAACTCCTTCTTGTTTGGAGATGACTTGTACCTACCAATAAATTCCATTACCATTTTACAAAGGTCTCTGTGGACTGGTAATGAGAAATAATTAGGTTTTACTACGGACCTAAGGCCAGTTATTACTTCATGGTTATTTAATATATATGATAAAATCATTTCTTGGAAATCATTTCCAAAAGTGTACCTATCCATCTGGGTTCCTTTCCTACTCGTCGTTAGTATAAATATATAATGCAATCTAATATTTATAATAGTGTAGAGCTTTTCTCGCTCGTACGCGCGCGCGGTATTACTCTGTAATACTATAAGCGGATTAAAAGTCATCCGCATTTTTATCTGGGTAATTTTCAAAATAGCATTTAATAATAGTGAAAGGAACAAAAATGAAAAAGAATCCAACAATAAAAATTGACCTAAATAATTTTAGAAAACAAATTGTTGAACTAGGAGTTGATTCAAAAATAGCCGTAAGGGCATTTATTAGGATAGCCAAAGCTGGAATACCATCAAGGAGATTTACTGCCTCCGGCAGTTCATCCGAACGCAGTCGCGTTCGACAACCAAGTCTTAAATCTATTTTAAATCCAAACAGTAGGCATTATGATGATACACCAGATATGACCAGGCAACTTTCATTAATATGGTTTAATCATCAGCGTGGAAAGAATCGTTTTGGTCATAATAGAATAATGAATGATAACCGTCAATGGGTTACTTTGGTTCAGATAAAGAGAATCTTGGAAAGATATGCGACTGAGATGAATTCAGATATAGCAACTCTTGCGGTGAAATTATTTAATGAATCAGAAGGACTCGCAAGGAAGATGGGTAAGAAATCGGCTTTTCTAAATTCTATATTATATAATATAGATGAGTTGATGGATTCTTTAATAAGACAAAGTACATCAACGGTAACACCTCGACAGAAGAAAATATTTAAGGCTTACACTCGGAGGAGAATTAAAATAACTAAACGACCCTACAGTACAAAGCTTCTTCCAGGTTCACCTCAACATGTTTTTGTTGAGGAGATTGATAAGATAATGAGGGATAATCATGTTAGTATAAAACAATTTTTTGATATACAGTTTGAAGCTTTTAAGGCGTTTGATACATTTCCAAGGATAAGTAATCTAGTTACTGATAAAGCAATTGACCGACTTCAGCAGGGAATGGTTAAGATGGAGCCAGATGAATTGGATTCAGACTCAGATAAGGAGTATTGGGATGAAGTCCGAAAGAAGCTCTCCCGTAAGAATAAGAATCGTAAGAAAAGATAGGGCGAAGATAGAAGCGAGGGAGGATGTTATTAGGGTACTCCATGAATATATGTCCCTATTCGACCCGGAGTCAGTTCATACTTATAAATATAAGAAAGGGTTGTGGGATGGTAAAGTTTGTTTCCTTAGTAGTGGAAATACTTTTCCCATTGGTCTACTTCCACGAATTTATAACTTTATAAAGAATAGTTATGGATTACCAGAATTGGTAGACGAGAGGAAGGGAGTGCCGAAGATATTTACTCAGGATAACTGGGCCGAGAGTCTTGCCAATAACATTCCAACAGTAATTGGTGATAAGGAATTAAGGGACTATCAGTATGAGATTGCTTTTAATGCTGTCACTCGTAAGTTTGTAAAAGAGGATATTCCATTCCTTAGGGGGATAGTATATGCAGCGACAAACGCTGGTAAGAGCTTAATAAGTGCCGCTATTTGTAGAGGTCTAGAAGATAGAATGTCTGTGTTGTATCTATGCCATCGTCATGAAATCCTTAGTCAAGTTGTAAATTGGTATGGCAAATATTTGAATACTCCTATTGGTATATATAACGTGAAGAATGATAATATAACTCCTGTGACTGTTGGGATGATAACAACCTTTTACGCTCGTAAGGATAGTAAAGAGACTAGTGATATATTAAAATCATTTGATTGTATCATTGTTGATGAGGCCCATCACTTGCCAGCTCCCTCATGGAGCTGGGTATTACAAAAAGCAAATCCTTACTCAGTTTTTGCAATGTCAGGAACAGCCTTTCAATCAGGTAGTATAAGGAATGTTTCTTTAGTAGGTTTATCTGGTCCGATTCTATATAAGAAGATTACAAATAAGTTTTTAGTTGATAACCAATACTCAGCTAGTCCCAATATAATAATGTATAAGTACAAGTGTTCAAAATTAAATAAGGATAGAGAAGTTAGTAAATTATCTGATACTATAAGATGGTTGTTGCAAGAGAAGGCTGAGGCTGAACAGGATAATAATATATTGAAGGCTGAGAACTGTGAAAGGTTAGTAAGGAATGCTAGGACTAAGCTGTATAGTTTAGTTTATAGTAAAGGGGTTTCGACATCTTCCCACAGGTTAAAACCCCTTTTAGATATTTATGAGAAAAACAAAGGTAAGTCAATCCTTACAATTGTTATAAAGAAAGAACATGGAGAATTCATAAAGAGTAGACGTCCAGAGGCTACTTATATAAATGGGGATGATACACCTGAAAGGAGGGATGAGGTAAAGTCCAAGTTTATATCTGGTGAAATAAAAGAATTGATTGCGACTATGATATATAAGGAGGGGATTGATATACCCTGTATTGATATTCTAGTTTTAGCCTGTGGTGAGTCATCTCCGAATACTATCCTTCAGACCTTCGGTCGTGGCCTTCGGAGGTCAGAAAATAAGAACACTGTAGATGTATATGATTTTTATGATACTAGTTATAGGTTATTAAAGCGCCATTCTGATTACAGGAAGAAGATATATGTTAGGGATGGATTCAAACCAAAAATAGTTTCATGGTAGTATATAGTAATAGCATTTAATCTATTTGGAGGTAATAACGTGGAAGACTGTTATGGTAATTATGACAATGATTCTAAATATTGTAGAATTTGCTGTGACAAGTCTAACTGCAAGAAACTCGAATCCCTATCGAAAGGAGATAACATGGGATTGAAGAAGAAGAAGAAGGTTAATGGCAAAAAATCTGTCAAGAAGGCCACCGGTAAGAAGAAAACTACCGGTAAGGAGAAAACGAAGGAGAAAGAGGTCAAGAAGGCTGTTCTCACTCGTAAAGGTTATATTTTGAAACTTGTAAAGGACGCTGGTGCCAAGGGTGTAAAGGTTGATACCATCATTGAGAAGACTGACTCCAAATTTGATTATGAGGAAGGAAAGTCTTCCCGGATGCGTGTAAACAACACACTTAAACAGGCGGCGGATGATGGAAAGGTTAAGGTTACTGACAGTGGGAAAGCAATTTGGAAAGGATAAGTTTGACCGTTGCCGTGATTTAATAAGATGGGGCATTAATGCCCCATCTTATGTAAAGCTGGAGAAGACAACACGGTTAGGGTTGGTGATGCTACTTGACATTTTGTTTGAGTTATGGGACACTTGTCAACTTTCTTTTAGGTGTATTCCAGGCGAGACCATAAAAGGTGAATTCTTTGAACCAAATCGTAATGGGAAATGGATATTGGAGAATGAGGAATATCTGATGGAAAATCTTCCGCTTATGGTCTCGCCTGGGTTGCCCTTAAGTGGTGATAGTAAGTTATGGGACGGATTAGTAATGGTACTTCATGGAGATACTATCATTTTAGAGGCTTCAACTAGATGTGAGAAAGGTCCACGTGATATAACATATTCAAGAATAAGTCCTGAGGTGCAACTCTGGTCTAGGTTTGACCGCTATGATTGGATGACTAAAATTGATACTTGCTTGGTTGATGTTATAGACCAGGCTAGGTTTGTACCATTGTCTAATTTTGTACTTGAGTTTAGTATATTTAGTATGCCCGTAGGGATAAAAAATGAAAGATTAATATTTTGGGAATACGAGGAGGTAATTCATGGATTCAAGGAACGTAACTGAAGTTAAACCAAAAACGAGTAACAAACTTGAAACTATGTTTGGTATACAGAAGAACCTAGTTCACAAATATAAAGAAATCGAAGGGATGCCTTCTATTCCAATGGGAATACAGGAAAAGGATGCTCAGGCTTGGTTGAAGGACTTCTGTTGGAGGATTGTGGAGGAGTTGATGGAAGCAGCCGAATACCTTATAAAGGGAAATGACTCTGATAAGATTCTTTTTGAAGAGGAGATATCGGATGCTTTCCACTTTCTTTTGGAGCTTACGATACTGGCCGGATATGATGAAGAGATTATATACAGTATGATGAAAGATTTAAGATTAATAGAGAAAGAATATGTTTCAGGTAAAGATGGAGACCCACTCGACATTATTCTTGCTCATCTGTATAGAGTGGAGAAGAGAAATACCCATATAGGTGATACGCCTTACTCCTTCTTTGCTGATTTATCATTTCCGATAATCTACCAGCTTGGCCTTCTTGGTAACACTCTTAAAAATAAAAGATGGAAACAATCCGAAGTGGAAACCGACGAGGTTAAGTTCTGCCACATTCTTCAGTTAGTTTACTATTACTTCTTTATACTGTGTGCTTCCATGAACTTTATGGGAGATAAGATATATGACATCTATTTTAAGAAGAGTAAAGTAAATGAGTTCCGCCAAGACACAAAATACTAATTCTGGGGAAAATATGTTAAACAATATAGTATGGAATAACTTTGATGAAGCCTGGAAAGGTATAAATCTATTGTTCCTTAACCCAGACTCACATAGTGACATTGTTGAAAGTAAATCTGGTTCTAGAGCTTTTTCTTTTGATAATTCTATAACCATATTTAAGCCTGAAGTTAGTATTGATATAGGGAGCCAGCTTGGGTATACTAATAAGAAGTGGACAGACCTGATAAAAAAATATATCAATAAGGAACAACTTATCTGGCTTAGAGATACACTCTGGAAGAGAGTTGATAAAGGAATGGATGCAATAGTTCTTCCCTATACATTTACTCCCTCTTTCTTATCCACAGGTTCTTGTTTACTCGGGTTTGTTATTCGTGCCTTTAAAAAACATCCATGGAGTTTTACATTCTATACAAGAGTAGCCGAAGTGAGTCGACGGATGGCTGTTGATTATATTCTATTTACTAAGATTATAGATTTTATATTTAAGGGACATAGTGAATTTCGAACTAGGTTAGTCCATATTGAGTTGATATCAAATGTACTATATCAGAGTGCTGTGATGGCTCCGGCTTTGATTAAGGTATTTGATTTCGAGGAGATAGGTCTGTCGGTAACAGGTAAAGAAAAGATTGGATATTTAGGTGATGTTGAGAGGAATCTTTCTCGGTATATTGATGATGTACCAAGGAAGTTTGCCCAAGCCGAAAGGATAAAGAGAATTGTAACTGGGGTAAATAAGATGAAATCCATTCCGGTTGATACCCTTAATATTTTTTAAGGTAGCATTTTATATATACGATATGAAAATAGGATATTTTACAGATATACACTTCCACAAGCACAAACCATTTTCGGGTGCTGATGGAAGAAGAAGATTGGAAGATACGTGCAAGATATTTATGGATATAATGGATATATTCGAAAAAGAGGAATGTGGTTGTATTATATTTGGTGGTGATTGGTTCCATAGCCGTCGTTTAATTGACGTTGATACTTTTAATACTTCAAGGGAATGTCTGATATCATGCAGCGAGTATCTCGAAAGTGTAGAGTATAAATTTGCAGTAGCTGGTAATCATGACTACTATGATGATGGGGGTAATGTTTGTTCACTTGATTTCCTTGGTGATTTTGGATTTGAAGTGTTTGTAAATCCCAATAGGGTCCATATTGAAGATATGACCTTATTCTTCCTTCCCTGGGATACTCCAGACAATCAGATAAAATCACTTGAAGATTTCGGACTGAAGAAGATATTACCGAGCCAACAGATTATGTTATTCACCCATTCAACACCATTTGGCTCTAGTAGCCCAATGGGATATATATTTGAAGAGGGTATAGACTTTGATAATCATAGGTATGGGAATATGTTTGATAAGGTATGGTGTGGTCATATCCACAAGCACCAAAAACTGAATAGATTGTATATTCCAGGTCCACCTCTACAACTTCATTTTGGTGAACGAGGTAATCACTGTGGAGTATATACATATAATTCTATAAATGATAAGGCGAAATTCCATTCTCTGAAAGGTAAGTATCCTGAGTTTATTATATGTGATAGCTTTGAAGAATACAAAAGAATTGGAGATGAATATAACTATTTCCGTGTAACAGTAAATGATATACCTGATGGTAACTATGGAGACCGGGTGGAGTTTGTAGTAGAGGGGAAAGGTGAAGAAAAGATAGATTATAAAAAAATGGAAGTTGGCCTATCGAAGGAAGAGGTAATTGTTAAGTATGCCAAGGCTAGTATAGGTTTTGATTTATCCAAGCTTATAGATACTGGATTGGATTTGATAAGGTGAAATTTGGAAAGTTGAAAATACAGAACTTTATGTCCTTCCGAAAAGCGGAGATTGATTTGAGCATTCCAGGTTGTACCTTGGTTGAGGGTATAGTAAGTGATTCAACTTCATTTGATAGTAATGGGGCTGGTAAGTCTAACCTTTTCTCCGAGGCCCTCCCCTGGATTCTATTTGGTAAAACTCTTAAGGAGTCTAACTCTAAGGATGATATTATAAATGAGTCAATTGGTAAGAATTGCTATGGATATGTAGATGTAACCATCAATAACGAGAGATATCGGATAAAGAGATATAGGAAGCATAAAAAATATAAGAATAAGGTTTTTATAAAGAAATACTCTGATTCCTCCCAGCTTCAGAGCGAGGCCGGTAATGGAGGGACGAAGTGGAGAAATCTGACTCTGTCCTCCTGTAAGCAGACCGGACGCTTCATTGAGTCCCTCCTTGGCCTTGATTATAAGACCTTTATAAATTCTATAATATTTGGGCAAGGTTCAATAAAGAGAATATCAACTTCATCTGATAGGGAAATTAAGGACATCCTCGAAGGCGTCCTTAATTTTGATTACCTTACAACCGGATATAAAAAGGTGTCTGATATATTAAAAGAACTTGAAAAGAAGAGAATATATTTACGAGATAGGGAGTTATTACTTTACTCTAAGAAATCTGATTTAAAGAAATCAATAAGGAATGAGTTACGCGTTCAGGATATAAGGACCCAGGATAATCTTGGCTCTGTCTATACTACCTTGGACCAAATTACTGATATCCAGATTAAGATAAATAAATTAGAATCGGAGGTTCTTCCTTTTAATCCAGATGGGGATATAAAACGAATCTCAAAACAACTTGATGATATAGGTGATATCCCAGAATATAAAGGTGATATTGAAAGGTTAGGTCTAGAGATTAGTAACTTAGTTGAGGAGTATGGAGTAAGAAAACACCATGACGAACTATCCGTTGGATATGAATGTGATACTTGTGGTCAGGTTATAACGAAGAAAGCGGCTAAGAGATATATGGCTTCTGTCCACAAAGAACTTAAAAAGATGGATAGGAAGATAAAGATATTAGAGAGGAAGAGAAATAGGTTAGTTGAAAAGGATGCTGCCTTAGATATAACTCGAGCTAAGAAAATTAGTCTCTTAAATGACCTATCTTCAGCCCGGAAAAATCTCTCTCGGTCCGAAAAGACGTTGATAAAGATATGTTCACTTTACGAGAAACTGGATTTGGTGTTTGAATCAGTTAGATATTATTCTAAAAGGGATGAATATAAGATATCACATCTTAATGATATGAATACTCAGGTAAGATTATTGGAATTAGAACATACAGGTATTCAAGAGAAGATGGATGAGGTGGAACTTGAAATAGAATACTACGAATTCTGGAAAGAGGGATTCTCAAATCGAGGTATAAAATCACTTGTTGTTAATTCAGTAATTCCGTTTATAAATGATAAGGCAAATTATTACAGCAGCATTCTTACAGGTGGTACAATAAACATTAAACTAAAGAAAGGTGATACCGTAGAGAAGGTATTACTTAAATGTCGGAAAGAAAAAGGGGGTCAGTCTTATGGCCTTATATCTGGTGGGGAAAAGCGACGAGTGGATATATGTGTTGCCCTTGCTTTACGCGACCTAGTGGCCTCTAGGGGCTCCAAGCCGACTCGTTTATTAATATTGGACGAGGCATTTGAATCACTTGACTTATCCGGAGCGGATAGGGTGGTTGAGTTAGTATTAGAATTATCAAAGGAGAAAGATTCCGTGTTTCTGATAACCCATCAGCAAGGATTGAAGGATTACTTCAACGATAGGATAATAATAGAGAATGATAAAGGATTATCAAGGGTGGTTGAATATGGTAAACTCAAAGAAGAAGGGAAATAGAGGTGAACGAGGTGTTGTTAATTTCTTCAAAGACTGGACGAGGTGGGATTTTCATCGGACTCCGTCCTCAGGTGGCCTTCAGTGGAAAGATGATAATCGGATAAAGGGTGACATTGTACCACCTGAAAAGAAAATTAAGAAATTTCCCTATGTTGTTGAGGTGAAAGTAAGGAAGAAGAATAAAATTGAAATTTTAGACTTTCTTACTGGTAATGTAAAAAATCTTATTGTTGATTTCTGGGACCAAGTTACTTCAGATGCAAAAGAAGTTAACAAGGTCCCTTTGTTATTTTTTAGATATAATGGAATGGAAAGGGGGCTCTGGTTAGTTGGAATGGAGAGACTACTGTTTAATTGGATATATGATGAAGATGGAGTGAGGACAACTGACCATATTCACATTAATATCGTTCACCAAGCCGATATGGTTCTTATTCGTTCCGATGAGTTGAGACGACTAGAAGCAAAAACTCATTTTAAAGATGTTAAAGCTTACTATAAATATTATAACAAATGAAACACTGGTATGTTATAATGTTTCCCCCAAAATCACTGGATGATATAAAGAAGGTGATTGAGGAAGAGGAATTCGACATCGAGATTTACTGTCCGATGGTTCAGGCTAAGTCGTCTCATAATGGAGTGATTAATATAAAAGAAATCCCAATGATGTTTAATTATATGTTTTTCAGATATGACCGCGAGATACTTACTGATGCGATACTTAAAGAATATATGCCTGTTAGGGTTTTGATGATATCCGGTGAAGCTAGAACGGTTCGGCACTATCAAATTGAGTTTATAAAGTTAATGGAAAGAGGCTTAATGAATTCTTTCCATCAGGTGAGGAACGATGAGGAATATATTAAAAGATTTATTGGTTGGGAGGTAGTCGTAAAGGACGGTGGATTTAGTGGTCTTTCTGGTGAGGTGGTTGGAGTGAGAAAAGCTGGAGTTATAATGGTTGAACTATATATATTTAATAGGCCAATAGTTTGTGATTTAGGGGTTGATTATGTCGAGTTCGTCCAAAGATGACGTATATGATAGGGTTCAAGATTTTATCCCCCTTGAAAATATAGCTAATCGTTTAGTTAAATCGGATAAAGATGAATCTATATCAGAACTAAAGGAAGCTTGTAATAAGGCAGTTGATTTTCTTACTGAGGATGAGGTGAATCTCCTCTTTTTTAGATTCTTCCAGAATGCGTCGTATAAGACGCTTAAAAAGAATATATCCATTGGTAGTACGAAGACAGCAGCGAAGCGTATTAGACGGCTCTCTAGCGCTCTCAAGGCTTATATAGTATACCACCGACACGCTAATTTCGCTGATGATATTAAAATGATAGTAGAAAAGACTGATAGAGAAGGTGGAGAAATAGCAGAGTATTTATTTAGAAGATGGAGCCGATCAAAGATAGTTAGAAAAGGTTCTTTTAAGGTTACTCGTAGAAGATTGGAGAATCAGATTGATAATATAAGGTTTTGGTGTGAACGAGAACCATCGTTATTTTATTTTTGGGAAGTTATTACTACCATTGGAAAAATATAAAAAAGTTTATTTTTTTATTTACAACGTTTAATCTATTTTATATATTTATCTCTGTAATTTAACAGGAGGATATAAAAGATGAAAAGAAGAGAAATAAAACTAAAAATTGAAAGGCTATTTGGAATACCTGATGATGAGTTGATATGTTGTAAATGCTTAAATGTAGTTGAGAAAAGAGGGTTGAGTAAATGTTGTAATGAGATTGTATCAACTCCAAGGGAACTACGTGAAATTGATAGTGGTAAGATTCCGGTTATTGAGTTCCGTCAGGAACCTAGAAATAAGTCAATAAAGAGAAAAGATATGGTTACAGGGATAAGAAAAGGGACAAAGAAGTATTCCTGTTACAAGTTATGGAAGGAGGGTCTCAGTCCAACTCAAATATTTGATTCATTAAAAGAATCTGGAGGTAATCCGAACATATCTTCAATTAGAAGCTGGGTCGGAAAGTTTAAAGTAAGATACGCTATAGGAGGATAGCCCGATGGGGGGAAACACAGATATTAGGATGATGCTCGTGTTAGGAAGTTTAGAGAAATTAATCGTAAACCTTTCTAGTAAAACATTTGTGAAGTCTTTGGGTATGGACCGAGAGGACCTTGCTCAGGAAGGTAGAATGAAGGTAATTAATACCTTTAGGAAATATGCCGACCGAAGGACTTCCGATATAATAAAAGCTTGTTACACGAGCTTATCAAATTTATATAATGGATTTATAAGGAAATCTCACTTCAAGAAAAATACAGGGATTGTAGTCGATCTAACTGAAGCCTTCCATACAGCCGACCCAAATCAGGTATATGAAATATACGTAAGCTTAGCTCTCGGTCATCTCAGGTCTATGCTGGATAAGGATGAACGATATATCCTTGACCGGATGCTGGAGGTGGAAGGTCCTGAGATAATAAAGAGAAAAGCGATTCTGGATTCAGTTGAGATATCCAGAAAGGAACTTACTACCATACTCGATAAGGTTAGGGAATATATCCCTGTATCTACACAATACGTTGTCAATCCTTCATTATAACACAAAAATAATAGGGCCGGAATTTCCGGCCCTATTAATGTGACTGGTTTACCTAACCGGTCGGTGGGTGGCTGTTTTAACTGCCCATTTTACCTTATCCTTGGCCCTGTCCTTTTTGGTTTTCTTTTTGGATTTGGCCTTGGTTGTTTTCCTAATTTTCTTTTTGGATTTGGCCTTGGTTGTTTTCCTAATTTTCTTTTTGGATTTGGCCTTGGTTGTTTTCCTAATTTTCTTTTTGGATTTGGCCTTGGTTGTTTTCCTTTTCTCGACTATCCCTTCAAGCTTCTTAACGATTGGGTCTTTAAGGGATTTGAAGCCGTACCTGGTGTATCCTCCATCTGGGAAGAAACCTTCTGACCGGAGAATCTGCCGAAGACTGAATGGGCTGATCTCGAGGTGTTTGGCGACTTCCTTTGTTCCGACCACTTCAGTAGCCTTTTTTGATTTGGGATTCTTCTTGGCCTTTTTTGAGTTGGCCTTCTCGCTGAGGTTGATTTCTTTCTTGGACATTTCTCTGTCCTCCTGTGTTAAGGTTAGGGTTTTATTTAGTTGTCAAATAACAGTAGTTAAATCTTTCATAGTTAATATATGCTTATTATCGGAGTTTGTCCAGAGAAATCCACATGTTTTTTGAGATTTTTTGAAGCCACAATCATGCCCAAAACCAAGAAATTTTGAAGAATATTATTTGGATATGTTTTGGAAAACACACGTTTGGGCCGTGTGGCCCATATTTATGCCTAACAATGAGTTATGGAAATATACGAATATATCCGGTGTATATTTATGTAAGTCTATGTCTAGCAATAGGTTATTTGGTGTGTTTTTTCGGTAATTTTTGGTGTGGTTGGGGGATTTTGGCTGGATTTATAAAATCATAAATTTAAGTCTAACAGTGACTTATGGGAAATCCACGGATACGTGTGGATTTTATTTTTTAATTACCGATATATACCTTATATTATACGCGAACAGAAAAATAACCTTAAAGGAGGACAGATGAAAAAACAAAATCAGAATTCAGCCGATCATCCACACCTAAAAGGAACGAAGGACTGGGTTGACCAGTTATTCGACTTCCTCCAGGATACGGGATTCAGACACGAATTCTTCGGAAACAAAACGATTGACGAGTTAACCGACGAAGAGATTCGTTTATATAAGGAATTCGTCAGGAAAGAAGGAAGTAAATTATCTAACCCTTTATTAGGAGAATCAAAATGAAATTATTAGTAACCAAAGACAGTGGTCAAGTTTACGAGACCATCTCCGGTATAACCGGAGTAAAACAGATTAACGCTACCCGAGGCGGTAACGTTGTAATCATTCCAGAGGATGAATACGAAGAGCTAACCAGTCCTAAACCTTTAACTCGGGAATTAATTCTTCGGAAAGTAAAAGAACAGCTTGTTATCGACGCCAAGAACGACGAGGTATTTGATAAGGACACCCTCCAAGAATATACCGACGCCATATATAAAATCTCAACAGCCCAGGGAATGTACGACTATCTCGCGGTTGAAGGAATGGACGACGGGCAAATCTGCAATTTATTCATCGCAGCCCTCTCCGGTTTACAGGAAAATTTCTTTGACGACCAACCTCAACCTCTTTCTGGTTCAGAGGAAAGTGAATAAGCATTTTATAATAAGGATGGGGGAGAATACACTCCCCCATTCCGAAGGAGGTAACGTGAAAAAGAAAATAACAAAAACAGGATGGACCTTCCTCACTTTCCTATCGATCTTATTACTGGCCCATCTATTTACATTGTGGAGGTTCTAATGGGTAGGAAGGAAATAATAAAGAGGATTAAGGCGAAGGCCAAATCCAAGAAGTCCGGTGAGGATTACTACGATCACCTTGAGAAAGTTACCAGTGTTAAGTTTACTCCCGACCATAAACTCACCAAGAAACAACTCAGGAAGCGGAGGGAGGCTGAAAGGACAGCGTTACATGTTACCGTAGAGGTAATCCTGATGACTACTGAGAAATTCGAGGAATGTCCCAAGCACTGGGAAATCGTTGACGGTCCATATAAACCTGGTGGTGCGACTTACGAGTGGTGTACCGTCTACCAAGGTCAACGCCATATCCAAGAATTTATTGATTGGATTAACGCTGATAAGAAAAGAAGTGGCCTGGTGGAACGTTCAGTCCAAGGTCATGGTAATGTACCATATAAACCATCCAGACTATCTCTTATTAATCGGACTCAGGATAAAACCGGTAGGTTTGATAAATTACTCAAACAATATAAATCGGAACCAAATCCTAATAAGAATAAATTGGAAACTGACGACGATGAACCAAAGAAGAATAAGAGGAGAACTAAGAAACAACGAATGGAAGAGGCGGTATCAAAAGGGGTAAAAGATAAGTTGAAGAAGTCTAGCCGGGTAACATATAACTATCCATCTGATATTGTTACCTCGGACCAGAAGAAGGCGTACCGTCGGAAGATGAGAAAAGAACGAAAGTTTAACAGTTAGGAATAGGGAGGACAGAGTAATGAAGAAAAGAAATAACCCAGACATTGAACTTACTAGTAAAGATGATGTGGTGGCAGTTCAACTTGAGTCCGGCAAGTGGAGGTTGTACGAATATGAACAATGGTTTGGAGCTTCTGGTGGTAAGACTCTTGGAGGTGGACACCAGGATAGGATATTCAACGTGTTCCGCGATCGTACAGGTAACATACTAAACTTTAACTCTTTGGACGAAGCCAGAGAATATGCTGGGAGAATTAAGTAATGGGTAGAGAAAATGACCACATGTCAAGGGCCAAGATTATTGATAAAGTGAAGAAACTTCTGGCTCTGGCTAAGGGAACCAACTACGAAGGTGAAACAGCCATGGCCATGAACCGAGCCAGAGAACTTCTCGCTAAGTATAATCTTTCTATGACCGACATCGAGGAGAAACAAGCAGCTGAGGAGAATCCAGAAGAAAGACTCGCTACTTCCATAACAGCCGGGAGCTGGCAGACAAGCATAGCTAGCATCGTTACACAGTATTATAACTGTGAATACTTCTACCGTATTGTAAGGGGAGGAGGGAGGAGTAGGAGGGGAAAGAGGATAATAACTATTGTTGGTATGCCTACCGAGGTTGAACTGGCCGAGTATACTTTAATTTCAATCGTTGACCAGGTGGATAAAATGATGAGGAAGGCCAGGAAGAAGCTTAGGAAAGAACGAGAAGCTAACGGCCTAAATCGGCAGAATCGAGCTGACTCATCATTCTATACCAGAGGATATGCAATTGGGATAGTTAAATATCTCAGGGACTCCCTTAAGAAGCAGGTTGAGGAAGAGAAATGCAGAGCCCTGGTTCTCGTAAAGAATCCTAAGGTCAGACAGTATATGAATAGTCTAAATCTCAAGTTAACCAGACCAAGACCTTTCCATCCATCTTCAGCCAAAGGATTCAACGATGGTTACAGAGACGGTAAGAAAGTTAACGTGAGAAGAGGGATAAAGGGAAGAGGGGAAGGGCCAGCTATCTCCATCCCTGGATAGTTTCACTGTTCAATCTTTACACAAGGGGACCTTCGTGGTTCCCTTTATTTTTTGTAAGAACACTGAATATTTTACTTAAGCTTAAGTCCAAATTCAATGGCCAGCTTTCAGAAGCTGAGATAAAACTTTTGGATGATGTACTATCACACTAATTAAAAAGCATTTAATAATAGTGAAAGGAGAAATATTATTTATGCGTATGTACAAACGATGTATTGACATGCTTAACGAGACTGCTCGGGACCTACTCGAGTTAGGTGTTGAGCGTAAAACAAGGACAATGCAGGATAAGGTGATTAAGGGTAATCCTGAGTTTGATACGAAGGAACTAATCAACTATTCATTTTGCCTAACCGACTGGAATGATACCGGTAACCTCTTTAAGGTTCCAGGGACGGGACCACGAGTGAAGAAATGGGCTGATGCTGAGTTCCAAGAAAGAATCGACCCGATGCCAATCAATCCGGGTGATGCTTGGTTACTGAGAAAAGAAATTTGGGAGGAGTTCCTTCATGCGGGTAAGTTTGGGTATACTTACAATGAAAGAATCCAACCTCAGCTCGAACAGATAATCTCTATACTTGAGAATGATCTCAACTCTCGACAGGCTATTATGTCAATTTGGAACCCAAGAATCGACCCAGTTAATGTCGGAGAGAAGAGAGTTCCTTGTTCAATATTCTATCACTTCATTGTTACTTATGTTGGTGAACAACCTCGGTTGAACATTATATATAATATGAGAAGTACCGATTTTGTTACTCACTTTTCAAATGATGTTTATCTAGCTCTTCGGATGTTAACTTATATGGCTCAACGAATAAGGATAATTCCGGGATGGTTTTATATGAACGCTTCATCTATCCATTACTACAAGAAGGATGAGGGTAAAATTAAGCAGTTTATGCAGATGGGAACATTGTAATGCCCAAAAGAATTGTTGAGGATTTACTATTTCATCCGGATGCCAATAAGTACCTTGGTCCGGATGGGAAGGATATGAGAATCCATCGTGATAGAATGTTTATGGCGATGGCCAGATTGGTTTCATATAGAAGTAGCTGTCGGCGGAGGCAGTTTGCCGGATGTATTATAGTTAAGGATAAGCGTCCGGTCTCAATGGGATATACTGGAAGTCCTCCTGGTAGTAAACATTGTATTGATGATGGATGTATAACTGGGGATGATGGTGGTTGTGTAGCTACTCTTCATGCTGAGGCTAATGCCATTGCTTGGGCAGCGAGGGCCGGTATATCAATCGAAGGTGGAACACTATATACTACCCTATCACCTTGTCTATCATGTGCCAAGGTGGTTGTTATGTCGGGTATAGTTCGGGTAGTATACCTGGAAAAATATAGAAAGACTGATGGTATTGATTACATGATTAGTAATGGTATTGTAGTTTTGGGTGGTTCTTCTCTTAAAGCTGGTCTTGAGGAATATTATTAATGAAGTTATCAAAAAAATGGTCTAACATCAGAGATAGTAGTTGTGAATCATGTAAGCTAGGTGATACAGCTCAACATGTCTGTTTACTTGGAAGGGGTAACCTTAAAGCCGATGTTGTCCTTATTGGTGAAGCTCCAGGATTCAGGGAGGATGACATCGGTAAACCATTTGCCGGACGTTCAGGTAAATTGTTGGATGAGATACTAATTGAGTTAGGGGTTAATAGAGAGGACATATATATTACCAATGTAGTCCACTGTCGACCTCCTGATAATCGAACACCATCCAACGATGAGATTAAAACCTGTTTACCTTACCTTCAGGCTGAACTTGATTTAATAAAACCTAGTCTTATTATCCCAATGGGTAATGTACCTATGAAAGCCATAATAAAGAGAAGTGGTATAACAAAATATAGAGGGAGGTCATTTGATTACTCTGGTGATGGATGGTCGGCCATGGTTATGCCAACTTTTCATCCAGCAGGCGTCTTACGTAACCCAGGTAATCTAGAGTACTTAGCTGGAGACCTGGAGAAGGGATTTGAATTCGTGAGGGGAGGAACAATCCATGAAGACGCCCGCTGGAAGATAATAAGGACTATTGATGAAGTCAGTAAGGTATGTGATAAGGTGGAGAAGGCTGGCGTCGCAGCATTTGATTTAGAAACCAATGGGACTAAGGAATGGCGTGATGGGGCGCTTATATGTACTATCGGTATTTCATGGAAGAAAGGAACCGGAGTTTGCATTCCCATATTCCATTCTGAATCACCATTCAGTAGAAGTGATATAAAGGTAATATACAAATTACTGAGAACTCGTATATTCCAGAACGAGGATATCTTAAAGGTCGGTCAGAACATGAAGTTTGACTGGCGTTGGTTAAAGTGGAGGGCTAAGATAGATCTTAGAGGTCCTATCTTTGATACTATGCTAGCCCACTATGTATTATATATAAACAGTCGACATGACCTGGACTCTCTTTCTCTGGAGTATACTAACTATGGTCAATATTGGAAGGATGTTGATGAGTTAGGAATAAAGAAGGGGAATGCTTTTGATATCCCCTTAGATAAATTAGGTAAGTACAACGCAACTGACTGTGCAGCTCTACTTGATTTATACCCCATATTCGATAAGGAACTCGATAAGATACCGAAGCTTAGGAGAGTTTTTGATACTCTGATAATGCCAGCTGTACCTCTGTTTGTTAATATGGAATCAAGAGGGATGCTTATCGACACCGAGCAACTTGAAAAATTAGATAAGAAATTCCAGAAGGTCCTTAAGAATATGTATAAGGACTTGATGAAATTTAAGGGGTGCAAGAAATTTCTTAAATATATGAGGAAGAAAAAGGGTGAGGACTTTGAGATTAACTTTAATTCAGCCCCTCAGAAATCTAAGTTATTATTTTCCCGACACGGATTTAACTTCCCCTCTTTAGTAAAGACAAAGGCTGGAGGGGATTCTACTGCCGAAGAAGTTTTGGTAGATCTCATATTTAAGGAGAAGTGTAATCCAAAGGTATTGACAACCCTTATTGAATATGGAAAGGTGAGGACACTTCACTCCACATTTGTTAAGGGTATGTGGAAGCACATCGGTCCGGATAGTAGAGTTAGGCCTAATGTTAAGATACATGGTACAAGGACAGGTAGGCCATCATGTACTGAGCCTAATATAATGAATATACCACGAGTCTATGTTGATACTGAGGAAGACTTTGATTCTCCTCTTAAGGCATTTATAAAGACAATGTTTATCGCTCCACCTGGATATAAGATCGTTGAGATTGATTACAGTCAGGCCGAGTTAAGGGTGAAGGCCCACATGGCTAATGACAAAGAGATGATTCGATGGTTTAACGATGGTGAGGATGTTCACTTGGCAGTTGCTAAGAAGATGTTCCGAAGTGAGGATATATCCAAGGCCAAGAGGAAAAGGGCGAAGACTATTAACTTCGGTATTATATATTGTGTAGGTGATCTTACTCTCGCTAAGAATCTATCATCCCCTAAGAAAGGCATATTCGTAGACCCAGCTGAGGCTGGAACATTTAAAAATGAATATTTCGAACTATTCCCTAAAATAGAACAGTCAATTCACAAACTACAAAGAAAGGCTATAAAAAGAGGATATTCAGAAACACTCTTTGGAAGGAGAAGATACCTCCCAGACTTAAAATCCGATAAGAAGTGGGTCAGGGAAGAAGCAAAACGTCAATCGGTTAATAGCCCTATTCAGGGAACAGCAGCGGACTTTACTCTTATGTCATTATTAATCTCTGGTGGTTATATTGGAGGTCATAGGTATATTCCGGAGGATGTTCACTTTATAAATACCGTATATGATTCGATGTTATTTGAGGTTCCAACTGGTCAGGTTAAGAACTTTGTTAAGATGATGAAGAAGATAGCGGAGAATATACCAACGAAGAAATACTTTGGATTTAAGATGAAGGTTCCGATGATTACCGATGCTGAGGCAGGTAAAATATGGTCGGAGTTAAAGGAAGTGAAATAGCATTATATAATAATATACAGAAGGAGGTAATTTAATTGGCTGGAATCACAATAAGAGGGACTGAGATAAATATAAAAAAGATAAGGATAGGTAAGAAGACCTATCCAACGGACCTCTCAGATATGGAGATAGACCATAAGAATCTATCCAAAGAAATGACCCGGCAACCGTCGTTATATGCTTGGTATGGGGTGATGCACTCTATTGCAAAGAAGTATATGAACGACATAATTTTAAAAAAGGAATGTTTAAACGCTGAACTTGATAAATATTATCGAGAGCAGTGTGAAAAAGATGAGGTTAAGATAACTGAGAAGTTGATAGCCTCAATGATTCGTGATGATAAGGACTACCAAGAAATAAAGGAGGAAATTGCGAAGGCCTCCTTTAACGTTGATTTGTTAGGGACAGCAATGACAGCTTTATCCCAACGAAAAGATATGCTCCAGGCAGCCGGAGCTTTAATGAGGGCTGAACTAGATAGTGGCTTAAACATAAAGGAAAAGTTAACCAGGAAGAAGAAAACACGAAATTAGGAGGATTCGATGGCTATTGATGTCGAAAAACTGAAGAAAAAACAGGAGGAACTACGAAAGAGGACCGAGACGGGTCCATTCATGTCCCTCAAATCAGGTGATAATTTTGTAAGGATTATGCCACCGAAGAAGAAGGGAGGGCTTTTCTATAAGGAAGGCGGTGTTCATTTTAACGTTGGGCCGGATAGTGAGGCAGTTATATGTCCAAAGCTTACTGAAGGTAAGGACTGCCCAATTTGTGAATTTGTTGAAGGACTTTTAAAGGAGGGCACATCTTCCGACGTCCGTTTGGCGAAGAAATTTAAGGCTAAGATGAGGTTCTGGCTAAATGTTATTGATAAAAATAATAAGGATAAAGGTGTTCAGCTCCTTTCTCTTGGTGTTATGGCCTTCAAGGACCTCCTTGGTTTCTTTACCGACCCGGACTATGGTGATATGACCGACGCCAAAAAAGGTCGTTATATTTTAATCAGTAAGACAGGCACCGGTCTTGATACTGAGTATGAGGTTCGTCCCCGTGGTAAAACATCGAAAGTGGCCATGTCTCTTATTAAGGATATGACCGACCTCGAGAAATATGAAATCCTTAAAGCTTCTCCTTACGATGAGATCGCCGAGATGTTCGAGGAGCCCGACGATGACGACGAAGATGACGACGAGGACATCGAAGAGGATGAGGATGACGACGAGGACATCGAAGAGGATGAGGATGACGACGACGAAGATGACGACGACGAAGATGACGACGACGAAGATGACGACGACGAAGATGACGACGACGAAGATGACGACGACGAAGATGACGACGACGAAGATGACGAC